CGATACCCACGCTCGTTGAGCCGATACCCACGCTCGTTGAGCCGATACCCACGCTCGTTGAGCCGATACCCACGCTCGTTGAGCCGATACCCACGCTCGTTGAGCCGATACCCACTCTTGGAGAAACAACTTCGTTAACCGCTCTGTTGTAAGTTCTTAAGAAGTTAATTATCTTTTTGATGAAACCGTAAAACATTATCTTATAATTTCTCCTACGAATTTCTATATAACCATCTATCTGTTATGCTAATCTTATGCGACTTCTTATCTTGGAAACATGCCTTCGTTTCTCTAGAACAGAACCTCCTTCTCTGCTACCCGCCCCATTGGTATTACCTTCAATCGTAGTGACATAGCCACTTGAGTCTACGTCTTTTACAGCAAGACCAATGTGAGAAAATGTGAAAACAACTATATCACCAGCTTTAATATCTTCGTTTGTAGGCTTGCGGAGTTCGACCCCCTTACCAGATTGTTGTTTTGCCCAATTCTCAAAGTCCCAAGCTCCAGCAGTTCTAGGTCTCTTGAATGATATTTTTTCATCTTCAATAGCTTCTCTAACTAACCAACAAATAAATGCAGCACACCAAGGCCAACCTTTATCTGGATCAAGCCATGTAGCAGCTTTGTATTCATCGACTCTAGGCCCACAATTACTGCCATCCACTTCAGATACTCCTATTTCCTCTCTAGCTAATAAGACCATTTTTTGTGGTATACTTGCATTTATAGCAGGAGTTTCCTTAGTGGATATTTGAGCTAAGATAGCATTCCAAGTCACTGGGCCATCTATTCCATCAGAGGAAATTCCAAGAAGTTTTTGCACTGCTTTTACGACTTCTTTTTTGCCTTTAAATTGCATAGTTTTATTTTCTGAGAAACTTATCGGCGTTTCTTGCGAATTTTTCTCCGATCCGAACAATGCCCGTAATAACTTCTGGACTAATGACTCCAATGATACCATAAGTAATAGCTTTAGTTAGAGATGAAACGTCTGTTTGTTCTAGAACAAACCAAGCGATAGTTGCAGCTATACCCGCTGTTACAATCTTTTTGAATTGTTCCATACAAGATAAATCTTTGTTAGCGTGTAATAATCTAGCGAACATAGCCGCAGCCCCGATCAAGGAAACCAGCCAACCACCATTCAAGAATTCTTTGATTATCGATTTTTCGGGTTCCATATATTCTTATGTTACACAAAAAAAGCCTCCCGTGAAGGAGGCTTTTAAAATTTATATATAAATTAATTAAAATTAGAACTTATAGCTAAGTCCAGCACTAACGCCCCAATCGTGATCAAGATCGTAAAGAGTGCCTTCTGCATCATTGTTAAGATAAGAGGCTTTAGCTCCAATAGAGAGGCCATTGCCGAAATCATACCCAAGAGAAACTCCAAGCTCTACAGCATTATAGTCGTTTGCGAAATTTGCAGAAGCAAAAGGAGTAACAGTGAGATTATCAATAAAAAGACCTAAGTCTTTAGAGATAATAACCTCTGCTCCATAAGAAGCACTAGAACCAAGTTGATGCCAAGCGTTTACAGTTAGGTCTGCAATAGAGTCAGTATAAGTTAACCCTAGACCAAGCTGCTCCCAGCCTCCGTAAGAAGACTCAATCTTCCTAAAAGAAGCTACGCCTTCAAAATCTTGACCTAGAAGATTTACTGACCGACCCCAAGATACTAAAATATCAGTGTCTGTATTTCCGTCTCCTTCAAAGAGACCAATACCAACAGATAGATCTCCATCTGCAACAGAGGTTCCTAAAAGTAGGGAATAGTTTGTAGTATCCTCCCTGACGGTTAAACCATTACGGGTGGACAAATTACTAAAAGAGATGCCACCTTCAGCAGATACATCTGAAAGGCCAGTAGCTTTAACTGCGCTAAACATTGTAGCGCACATGACAAGTGTTGTTAGAATTGTTTTGTTCATGAGTTGAACATATATTACAGAATTGTAGCAGTCAAGGGAAATTATTCTTCGTCAGTCTCTGGATCTTCAAGAGGCTTGACCTCTTGAGCAAACTCAGGATTTGAATCGACTTGCTGTTCTGGGGTTACAGCAGACCTTATTTTATTTACCAAAACGACTGCTGCTTCTGCAACACCCATACCTTGAGACTTAACAGCAATATCAATTAACTGAGCCAAAGCTTGGAGTTCTTCTTCTGTGAATTCAAGTTCAATATTTTTCATATATACGATATTATATTTTTAGAATTAAAAAAATCAACTAATTATTTACCACTAGGAAAATAAAGTTGCCTTTCAAGGCTTCTAAATCTATTGTCAGAGTGCCAGATTTCATCACTTTGGGGAATATAAGCACCCTTACTTGTGTTCACTGGAACCCCCTTCTTCAAGCTTAGTGTAGAAGGCTGATAAATGTTGAAAGCTTGAGTCTTCACGGATGAGTTCGTCGCGCAAGAGGTCGCCCCTATCAGCATCACCACCGTTGGAGCGAATGTCTTCAATTTCTTGAATAATCCTTTTTCTGGTTTTTTCATGGTTGTTCCTTAATTCTATGTAAAAGAGCTTATTTTTTAAAGATAAATATAGCTCAATTGATTTTAAAACACTTTTAATTAACGAAAGCATCAATATTTTGATCTACATATTGTTCTACAGTCTGCCACTCATAATCACCTATAATCTCTAACAATTTTGAATTATCGGCTTTTGTAAATTTTTGATACTGGCCTTTTAACTCTTGAGGCATAGGTATTTCCTTAATAATGCAATTAGAGTGTGTTTTAATAATATCTGCGACATCTTTAAATGATGTAGTTCGACCTGTCCCAACATTAAAAATACCAGAGGCATCACTTTCTAGCATTCTGTAATGTATTTCACAAACATCATCAATGGAAACAAAATCCCTTTTATATTTGCCGCTTTTATCAAAGACTTTTATCTCTGCATTTTGTTGCGCTTGTTTAATAAATTTAGAAACAGGACTAGCTTGGTCTCCTTTTTTTTCTTCCCCTAAACCATAAACATTAAAATACCGAAATCCTTGATATGGATAATCTTGATTCATTAACCAACAATCAAACATGTATTTACTAAAAGCATATGGACTCACTGGTTTGCAAAAGTCGCTTTCTTTAAAGCTTCTTGACAAGCCATAAACAGAAGCACTGCTAGCATATTGAAACTTTACATCAATCAGTTTGCACATTTCATAAAGCTTTTTTGAATACTCAAAGTTCTGCTCTACTATTTTTTTTACATTTGTTTCTGTGGTGCTGGAGTTAGCACCTAGGTGGATAACGTAATCTTGATTAATTAACTCTGGATAACCAGAATCGCCAAATGATGTATCAAACTTGGTCACATCATAACCTCTATTACTTAAATAGGCGGCTAAATTGCCGCCGATAAAGCCACCTGCCCCAGTTATTAAAACTCTATTCGTCTTCACTAGTATTTTTTGGATCTTCTCCAGAGACTTTGATATCTTGTGGCTTATTTGGATATTGTCCTTGAAGGATAGTATCTAAAATAAAAGGTTCATCAAAATCAGATTCTTGAATTTTACGCAACATATTATCAAGCTCTTCATCTCCCGTTTCTTGATCAATTTCTGCTTTGGCAAAAAAATCAAAATTGTCAGACACTGTAAAGGATTGAATCAACTCTACTACAAGCTCATCGTTTTTAAAAGATTTATTAAGAGAATAAGAGGAATGGCTAAACTTAGCTTCCTCCTCTTTTCGCTCTCCTTCAAAAATTTCTATATCTCCTTTTCCCTTTTTATATTCTTTTAAAACCCAGATTTTTTTAGTATAATCTGAAGAATCAGGGAATTTCATATCCGCATCAAAGGAAAGACTTTGATACAATTTATTATCAAGAAACTTTACTGTGTAAGGCATTTAAAGTGTCTTACACTAATTATTCTGAATTTTCCTCCAAATTTTCTGCTTTTGCAGCCTCAACTTTAGCGGTCAATTCTTCAAAAGCTACAACTTTTTCTTCATCAGACATTTTTTCAACATTTGACTCTACTTCTTGGACTGCAAGATTATGCATAATGTTGATTGCTTCTGCTAAAGTTACGCGAGAAACCATCTCCGATGTAAGCAGGGATTTTAGATTCTTATTTTCTTCTTCAGTCATAAATTAATCTTTCTCCTTGCTTGCATAAATCCTGATATCAGGCTGATTTGAACCCTTTTCCTTAAAGGAATTTGGGAAACAGACAATTTTTACATCATTACCCTCGGAGTCTTTAATAGACCCACTGTAGTAAGACTGCTTTTGTCCGTCAACTCTCCAAAGCGCTCCTAATTCACGCTTCTTCCATTCATCGTTTGTTTTGGTATTTTCACTCATAATTAATTGTTGTTAAATCTTCCTTCGACGCTTTTCCAAAATTCTTCTGCGCCTACGGCAAGGTATCTTCCTTTCAGACTCTTGTAAAGCTTTTTTTGAATATGATTGGCATTTTTTTTGTCGTAACCAATAAGTTGACGAATTTTTCTCGCAGCAGATCCACTCATGCTTTATGATCGACCTTTGCGTTATCTTTTTCAATAAAAAGTTTGATATTCTTTTGTCCCTTTAGAATAGAGTCTGAAACAAAAGGAGTAATCTCAGACAATATCTTATTGCTCAAAGCTTCTATTTTTACTTGTTCTTTTGAAATGCTTTTGATGATTTGCTGTATGTAATTAAAATCAAACGTTAAATTAATATCGTTGTCTTTTAATCTACTTTTTAGTCTTTTTAATTTCATCCATAATAATTTTCTAAGACCCTTCTCATTAAGCGTTTTAAGAGGAAAGCATTCGTCCACTAACGATAATATGTCTGGATGTATTTTTAAATTACTTTTATCAGAAGCGGCCTTTTGGAACCCCATAGTAGATTGGCTGCTAGAAATATCACTCGTTAAAAATATTTTACAATTTGTAAAGTCTGCTATGTCTCCATTATTCATATGAAATTTACCATGCTTAAATATCTGATTAAATAAAGGGATTGCGCTATTATCAACTTTGTGAAAATCATCTATTATAATGACGCTATTTGGAGAGATTAAAACCTTCTCACATATTGAGGTATTATTGCCTTGAGATGTAGCTATTTTGTGAGGAGCAAATGCGTCTGCAAAATGAACGCCACTGTAAGATAAAATATTAACACCATGTTTCTGTAGGGTATTTTTAAACAGATCCATAAAGTAGGATTTGCCACTAAACCTTGGCCCACTTACCACATAACATTCTGGCGAAGAAAAATTATCTGTCTTTTTAATACCAAGACTCGACAAAGTTATTTTATTTTTTAAGTTTTGTAATAAAAGATTTTGTCCAACAAGTGATTTTCCGATACAACTAAAAACTTTTTCTACCGTATCCCTATCATTTAGTGGATTTGACTTCTTTTTAAAGAAATCTTTTAAATGACAAAGTTTTACTTCTGGTATTGAATCTGAAACTCCATCACTCCACTTCTCTAAACTGATATTCAACTGTTCCAAAAGGGCTGTATGATCTTTGTCTGGATCTAAAGCAGCAGCCATAGTCTCCTCTTGTTGACTCTTGATTGACGGGGTAACATGCCAAAAATTTACTTTGGCTTGCGCCCCACAATGATCAATTATGTCGATTGCTTTATCTGGGTAGTATTTGTTGGGGATATATTTCTCACAATAACTAATTATATTTTCGAGAAATTCCTCGTTGTATTTAACAGTATGAAAATTCTCATAATGAGAAACTATCGTAGGCAAAATCTCTTCCATCTGAAATCTTGATGGTTCTCTAATGATTACTCTCTCAAACCTCCTGTCAAGAGCGGTGTCTTTTTTAATTGTGTTCGTATATTCATTAATTGTTGTTGCTCCAATACAGCTTATTGTCCCTCTTGCGAGTTCGGGCTTTAAAATATTCGATGCTTCTAGAGAATTATTTGTTGCCCCTCCAGCACCTATCAACGTATGAACTTCATCAATGAACAAGATTAAGTTACTATATTTCTTTGCTTCATTTACAAAGTCCTCTAGTCGTTTTTCAAACTGACCTCTATATTCTGTGCCAGCCACCATGCTAGATAAGCTAACAGAATATATGACTTTATTAGCAATTAATTCTGGAGCATCTCCTGAGACAATTCTATAAGCCAAGCCTTCTACAAGTGAAGTTTTTCCAGTTCCCGCAGGACCAACTAAAAGGGCATTAGGTTTTTTCTTTCTACAAAGAATAGTCGCTACTTCATCAATCTTACCATCAAAATCAACAATCTTATCAAAGTCTTTGTTTAATGCTTTTAGATTTAGGTTTTCTGCAAACTGAGAAAGAATCTCATTTTTGTCAAACATGTCGATCCAGTCTTCTGGTGTTTCGACATCCATAAAGCTAGATGCTTCTTCAGGGTCAAAATCTTTTACAGTTAAAGAACACTCTGTAATAAATCCTAAGAAAATCTCATCAGAATATTCGTCCCCTTTAGGATAAATATTCTTTATCACTTTAGGGCAGTGATTCTCATCAAAGAAAGTCATTAGTATTACTTCTGGTGGTATGTAATCTAATTTAAAATTTTCTACAGAAATCTCTTCAGCTTCCTTCAGTAGCTTTCTTACATCTGTTTTTAAGACTTTTTTGGTATTTTTATTTCTGCGCTTTTTATTTAAAACACTTCTAGATTCCTTTATTAAATCTCTTGGATCTACGTTCAGTTTTTTGAATATAGTTGAACATGATTGACCTAGATCATTCAAGAAACAGTGAAAAAATAAGTCAATATCTGCACCATTCCTTTCTAGGATGCCAGCGAGTTCTTTAGTTTTGTCTAGAACTCCTTGTATGTGTGGGGTAAGAGGTAATTTATCCATTTTTTGCTTCTCTTAACTTCATAAATATATTGGTTTCAATTGGATTTACCTTATCTACAAAAAAAGTATCTCTGCTTTTAGACCCATTTAAAACAATCACTTTACCTTTTGCTAATTTAAACCCGCTTCTTAAGAAATCAGATAATCTTTCTTCTCTTGCGTTATCCATGAATAGAAAGTTTTTTGTCGCTGTGTTATCACAAACTGATATCATCATGTATTTGTTACCATTTTGAGAAGTTCTAGTAAAGAAATCTTTCACCTCTCCTACAATTTGAAAAGTCTGCCTATCCACAAGATCTTCAATTTGTTTCAAATCAATTAGAGAAGAGAATCTGTCTTGGAAACACTCTCGTAGATTATGAGAGTAGCTATACCCCAGTAGGGAGCTTTCATACCTCCATTTAGCAAACATTTCATGCTTTTTATTTTGATTGTATATTTTTTTATACTCATCAAATTTCTTTTTAAATGTTTTAAATCTCTTATCTGACATTATAGGTCTATTGTCATCTCCTAGAGTTTGTTTCTCTAGCACCTCTGAGATCGCATTCAATATATCATAGCCAAACCTATCTCCGATTTTATCAAAATTTCTTTTTTCTCTATCTGTAAGGAGATTGAAAGCTTGGGCTTCAAGGACCATGCGAGTTCTGTTGGTTCCCGCATGGTCCATTGTTCCAGCCTGTATTAAAGCAGCAAGGACTGATATGTTGATACCGCACTGCTTTGCAGCTAAAAAAACTTCATACTTATTGTTGAATTCCATCCCCCTAAAATCAATAAGGCTTTCTATTGATTTAAGTGAAATACCCTTGATGCTATTTAACCCATAGCGAATGTTCCCATCTTCAATTGTAAACCCAAATTCAGACTTGTATAAACAAGGAGGAAGCATTTCCATCCCAAAATCTGCGAGTTCTTCATTTACTCCAGAGACTGTCTGAAGAGGCTCTGGGTCAAACTCAGCGCACTCAAGAATAGATAGAAAAAATTCATGAGGATATTTATGTTTTAAGTAAACTGTTTTGGCCGCAAGGTCTGCATATGCAAAACTGTGAGACTTGTTAAAGGAATAGTGAGAAGCAGCCTCCAAAGAGTTCCAATAAAAGTCTGCGATTTCTTCTGTTAAATTTCTAGACTGAGCAGCATCATAGATCCTATCTTTCCATTTAGGCATTTCCTCTACCTTTTTCTTTCCAACAATCCTCCTTAAGACTTCTGCCTCCTCAAGCGTTAGTCCAAAAACTTTGTGTGCGATTTGCATCAACTGTTCTTGATACAAAATCACATTCTTTGACCAAGACAATATCGAATCAAGTTCTGGGTTTAAATCTAGTTTAGAAGGAAAATCTTTCTGTGTTTTATATACCCCGACAAATTCAAGAGCCGCTGGCCTAGCCAAAGCCACAACATCAGAAAGCTCATTTATGTCTTTTGGTTTTATTTCTCTACATACTTTAAAGTTAGTTTCTGCGGAGATTTGAAATAATCCCATAGGATGTTTAAAATCTTGTAGTATCTTATAAATCATTTCATCGTTCGCATCAATATCTTCAATATTAATACCAACTTTTTTACAAGTTTTGTGTGCGATAGTCAAAGTTCTCAATCCTAAGATATCAAATTTTACCATAAGGTCTGCTACATCGTTCATGTCGTAACCAGTAACAATATCTCCGTCTTTTGTTCTCTGTAACGGAACAATGTTACCAATATCCTCTGAACAAATAGCGATACCAGATGGGTGGACTCCAGTGTTTTTAGGTAAGTTCTCTACCTTTAAGGCATTCTTAAATGTCTTTTTGTGTTTCTTTACCCATTTATTAAATTTATCACTATCTTCCCTCGCTTGATCAAGAGGAAAAACAACGCCATGAAGCTTGGGTATCATATCAGAGACTTGATTTGCTTCATCCTCTTTGGCTTCGTCAAAATATTTAGTTGCTTCTCTTATGCAAAGTTTAGAACTAAAAGTATTAAATGTTAATATTTTTGCTGTTCTGCCTTTGTGTTTCTTCTCAATGTATTCAATAACCTTCCATCTCTGATCGTAAGAAATGTCTGAATCTACGTCTGGCAATAAACTTCCAACAAGAAATTCCTTACCTCTTTTATCTAAGACTTTTTTGGCCCGTGATTTAGAGACAAATCTCTCAAAGAAAAGATCATGAGGAATAGGGTCAATATTAGTCACCCCCAAAAGAAATAAAACCAAAGAGCCAGCAGCAGAACCCCTGCCAGCACCAGTAGGGATGTTGTTATCATGGCAAAAATTTAAGACATCCCAGTTTAAAAGAATGTAGTCTGTAAATCCAAGCTCTTCAAAAGTTTCAAGCTCTTGTTTAGCCCTGTCGAAATAAATAGATTTATTCTCGTATTTTGTTATACCCTTATCTCTTAACCCCTTCCTAGTTAACTCATACAAAATATCTTTTGTAGAACTCTCTGGATCGAGACCAATTTCTTCTAATTTTTTGATGCTGACAATTGTTTTGGGAAGCTCTACTCCCGCAGGTTCACAATCATCATATGGAGTAAAATCTTCAAACATTACAGGTTCATGTGTTTTTTTAATTTTAAGAAAATTTGATAACACATCTTAATGTCATACAAAGCGTCATGTAATTTATCTTCTTCAAAATCTATGTCGAAAAACTTTAGCAATTGGTTTTGTGAAACCTTTGCTTTCAGACTTCTGTCATTCATAATTTTGTATTGCCAACCTAAAAAATCACTTTTTGGTTTATCCAACTCCTCTCTGTATGCTTTCCCCAAGGCTCTGGTATCATATATTCTTGGCAAGTAAGAATAATCTGGCTCTTGCCCAAGCATTCTTTGCAGGTGAGAAATCATATATACATCAAAGCCCAATAAGTTCTGACCAACAACGATGTATTGTGGATCAAATAAATACCGTTCAAACTGAGACCAAACAGAAATCAAAGATTCTGCTTTTTCATTGTATGTGTCCCAATTAAATCCAGTTAGTTCCCTGACAACCTCTGGTATATTTAACTCCTTGTGTTTTATGAATTTGTCATGTGTCTCAATGACATTTCTCCCCTGACATATTATCCAAGATAATTGCCAAGTTTTAGACGAGTGTAAATTTAAGCCTTCTGTTTCTGTATCGAAGACGAGATATTTTTGATTACTTGGCAACATTTTCTAAAAAGGATTCGTAGCTAAATTCATCGGAACAAAAATCATTTAGTCTTGGGTTACTATATGTAGGGATTCTACCCTGTTTGCGAGAGCAAATAGCTTTATACATTTGGAATGCTTCAAAGTCTTCTTTATCTCTGTAGTAAATACTCTTTGCTTTTTCTGTTTTTACACCTAGCTTTTTTAGAGCTTCACTAATTTGAAAATCAAAGGGATGATTGTTAGATTCTTCTATGTAAAAATGGTCGTATTTATCTAAGGAGAGTTCACACATCCCAAAATGAAAAATATTGTTGAAGACGTAAGAATCATAAAAGGGGACTCCAATACTAATGTCATCAAGTTCACCATTGTTTAAATCATCAAGATGAAGACATTCTCCCTCGCTGGTATAACACTTTGTATACAGTTTCCTAGCTACAGCAACCCCTTTATTGTTCTTTGGGAAGAAAATTAATTTACTTGGCTTTTCCAAATAAAAACTAGATTGCACAACAGGCAGTTTAACACCAAAAACCATAGGAACATCGGTATTTAAAAATGCTTTATTGATAACTCTAAACCCGTAGAAATTATCTTCTACTAGAATCATCTTTTTAATCTCGCCAGACTGGGCGATGTCTACTAAATCTTCCACCCTTAACAAAGATCTACCTATGCTAAAAGTGCTTTTGAATAATGGTATCACTCCCGTAAATTAGAGTAACTCGACACGCTTGTCAAATGAAAAAGCTGGGCAGCCATCATATTTCACCTTTTCAATCTTCAAATCTTTGGTCTCTTTACCTTTAAGATCTTTTTTAAGGTCTGCTGATGCTATTCTTACGCCGTTTTTATCAACTAAAGTATAAAATTCTCTTGGGAACTTAAACGGACAATGCCACATCGGTGTGCCATCTTTCTTAAGTTGTCCAGCATAATCTGCTCTACCGCAAACAACTCTTCCTGCAAACCCGTCATCTCTTCCTAAATAACCCTTGTCGTAGGCTAAATTTTTTGCAGCTAAAACCTCATTAAAATTATTAATAATTTGCTGAATTTCTGTTAAAAAATACTCAAAACCCTCTAATTCGTCATCTTCTAAAGGCTCCATTGTGCAATTGCCCTCGTTGTTGCAATCAAACTTTAAAAACAAAAACTCCATCTGGCGTTTCAAGAATTCTGGATATAGATGTTTTACAGCTAAACAATACATCAGGTTTTGCATATTGTCTGTATAGTCTTTCCCTGAAAAGATTTGTTTAGATGTTTTAAAATCTCTAATGACTGCTTGCTTTTTCCTTTTGAAAAGGAATAGCTTATCAATAAATCCTAATATTCTGTAATTTTTAGCTCCTTCTGATACAGATATATCAAAGTCTTTTTCACTTATTGACTCTGAAGGTTTTCCATCCTTATCTCCAAAGAAATCAAAGTTCAGACCCTCTACAGTCATCTGATTGATCAGATCCATGTTCTCAAAATCATCTATATTGTGCTTTTTTGCATAAGATTCTATCATCCTTTTTACAGGTGGAGAGGCATAAGCATTTTGTGTCTTTACAATCCTAGTATAGTGTTTTCTATGTTTTGGATTACCAAGATTTTCAAACACAGCATGGCAGATTGTCCCGCGCAGACTTCCTTCATTAGACTTGTCTGGCAATTTTAAATGATACTTGCACCAATACTGCCAAGAACACATCTGAAGTGTCTTTATCCGAGATGCTGAGAGAGGCTTGTTATCAGAATTCGTCATAATGGAATGAATTTTTCTTTACAAGCTTTGAATAAGAAGAAGAAAAACTTTTGTTTACACCTCTGTCATTCATGCCCTTTGCTATAGAAATAACTTTAGACATTGACTCTTGATGTTGAACATTATAGCAGTCTAGACTGTATTTTTCTATTTGATTTTTGCTCATCTCTCCAAAGTCATTTTGTTCGGGAGGGATAAAATAAACTTTATCAAAATCAATTGATTCGACCAATTTAAAAATAGATTTAATTGCGCCTTCAAATCCTCTGTTTATAGATGAGGTGTGATCATTATTAAATGATATAAAAACTTTTTTTACAGGAAGAAGGGAAAGCCTTGCTATAAATTTGGGTGATATATTTAAGCCAAAAGACACAAGAACATTTTTGATGCCATTGTCATAAAGAGACAAACAGTCTCCCACAGATTCTACAATATGAACAGCCTCTTTCTCTGCTATCGCTTCTTGAACTTTATCTACATTGTAGTATGGAAAAAACCAACTAGATGATTTGCCCATGTGGAGCCACTTTGGTCTATCATCATTCGTTACTTTTCTTCCAGAGAACCCATGTATTCTTCCATCTTTCCTAAAGACAGGAAATATTATTCTCTGATACATTTTCCCAGACATTGCTAGGCCGCATTTAAAGTCTTGGAGAGTTTCTTTGCTGATCCCTTTTTCTAGATAAAAATCATGATGAGGAAGAAGGCGAGTTAATACCTTTTTGGAAAATGTTTTTTCTTCTTTCAATAGGTGTTTTTGCTTGATTCTTGCTCCTATATTTACACCATTATCCTTTAAATAGTGCTTTACAGCATTTACATCTTTGGTGTTTAAGGTCTTTTGTAAAAGAGCCTCGAAAGGCATAAACTGAGAGTCTTCTACATAATCTTTCCAGACTCCAGTATCCTTATAGATCTGAAGGGCTGTAGAATTATCACCAGATCTGTATACTGCATTAGTTCTCCAATATGATCCGTGATCCTTGAGACGATACCCAAGGTTTTCTAGCACCTCTTTATAATTCATTAAGCTCTGAGATTTATGGGTATTTCTTCTGTCTCATTTGTATTTACCTCAATGCCTCCACCATTAAAAGCATTTACGATATCTTGCAAATCTCCACACTCAGTAATCCTAAAGTTTTCTATATTTAGATTAATAAAGTTTTGTTTTTTAGACCCATCTGGCATCTCTACAGGATGAATAGCTCTTAAAGCGTCTCTACCAAGATGCCTACACTTAAGATTGATCAGCTTATGACTACCGAAATTAGCTCCCTCCTCATGTATCTCATCTGCAACTTTTCTTCGAAGTAGGAAAAGATGAGAACAAAACTGAGTAATACCGTCAGACAATGAAACAACGCTTTCATCATCAACTATGCCACCTGCTCCTCTATTATTGGTGATACCCAACCTGTTGGATTGCACGGAAGTGAGCATTGAAACACACGGCTTTCCGTCAAAAGATAAGTCTCTCTGGATGGTTTGCTTAAATTTATGAACCATATAAGAAACTTGTTGCCAGCCATCTACCTTCCCAATGCTGCCAAAGTCACTCTTAATATAGTCAAAGCTAAAAATTAAAGGATTGCCTCGCCCTATCTTAGAGAAGTAAAATCTTTTAAGAAGAGAACACATTTCATCTGGAGATAATCCAGCAACATTCTCATAGTAAAACTCCATGTCTTTGATTTTACTCCAAGCAGACCTTACTTTAGCAACCACCTGATCTACTGTAAAATCTTTGTATCCTGTAGTCCTCCATTTACCTGTCTGTAAAAGCCAGACGGGAATACCTGTCATAGCAGAACACTGTCTAAAGATAAGCTCTTCCTCGCTCATTTCACCATTATCAAAGTGAAGAACGGGAACATCATGTTCAGCAGAAACCCTTGTTGTGTAATCCATACAAAAGTTTGTCTTACCTACTCCAGACCTTGCCACAATAACAGAGATGTTACCAGCAAGCAGTAATGACCCATACATCTCATTAATTCTTGGATGAGGGCCAAGCATACCAAAGTCCTCTACAGGATTTTCACCTCGATCCTCGACAAGATCTTCCATCATGTCGAACAAGTTGACAGGGCCAGCTTCTGTCATCTCAAAATCTTTTATGTTTTTATTATAAAGTTGATCAGACTGCTCTATAAGTTCTCCATACTTAAGATTAGGGTCTGCATTCTTTACAAAGTTGGCAACCTTCTTGCAACTCGTATATATTTCCCTACGAGCGCTATATTTTTTAAGTTCTTTTACAGAGCTTAAGAAAATGTTTTCTGTAATCTTATAGAATGCTAAAGAGAAAACATACTCCGCGACATCTACACTGTCAGGAAAAGTAACTTTTAACTGTTGTATTCTCTGAACAAGGATTGTCTCATCAATACTTTCTGCATTATCAAGTGCATTTTTTAAAAGTTTGAATATTGATACATTTACTTTTGAATCCTCTGAGTAAAAATCACCATCATTAACAAAGCTAGAGATTTCTTCCCACTTATGTTGATGTTGAAGAATACCACTTAAAACCTTTTTTTCTAAATCGAAAGAATAAATCATATGCTTATGTCATCGTCTTTTTTGCTCATGGCTAACTCTATTAGTTTGCCAAGAGCCATATCAACGCAAGGGTTTTCTGTTTTACTTGTCATGCTGGGGCAACCTTCTCTATTGACATAAAGTAATATAAAGCCCTTGTTCCCCCCATTTGCTGATCCTGTAGAGTCGTAAACTTTATCTAGCAATGATTGAGGTATTCCTCCACTACCTTCTTCTGCTTCTATGTTCATTTTAAAAGTTCTATTAAGTTTTCAGGGTATTCTGATGAGTCTATGACATCAGACTCTAATACTCTGATCAGTTTGATATTATTAATATCGCAAAAATATTCTTTCTTCTCATCTCTCTGTAATTGATGAAGAAACTTCTGTCGAGAGTCAGAGTGAAAAAAACGATTAAACTTGTAGTGCTGATTGCCGTCTACTTCAATAGCAATCTTTTGAGTAGCATTATAAAGATCTAATGTCATTCTTGTGCCAGCAACAGGAAACTCTTCAAAGACAACATCTGCAAACCAGTATGGTTTGACTTGATCCTTTACGTCTTTTTGTATTCCGCTTCGACACTTGGAGTCCCAGTCAATAAGGTATTTGCTGACATTTTTTATTTTTTTCTCTCGGCCATTTGAACATAAAAATATCATTGCTTAAGAATGTTCTCTTTTATGAAATCTACTAATAGTGCAGTAATTTTATCATCTGACTCTAGGAACTCATAAACTGATTTAATCCCTTGGTAAGAGTCCTTAACTTCAATTTGGTTTTCTTGTAAAAGAGTTTTTATCTTTTCATCAACCTTAATCCAAGCCCCCGATTTCTCTAGGTAGCCCCACATTAAGAGCATGTCAACTACCTCTCTCTCAAGCCAAATAGATTTACCATTGCTTCGACCATGCTTGATTGGATAAGCAACAATTTGTCCTGTGGCTTCATTGGTTGATTTTAAGATTAGAACCTTGGCATTATGCCCATAAATTTTATTATCAGGAGTGATTTGCTCGGTTGGCTTTTCTAGTATCTTATCACCTTTATTTTGCTTTTTAAATTCCAAAATCCAATCTGGGTAGTGCAAAATCGCATTTCCTCCACTGCTGTTTGTCTGGTTGTTTGGATCTTGCTTGGCATACATACTTGTAGTGATTGTGGATCTAACCTGAGAAATCATAATGCACATGTGTCCAAACTTACTCATGCCCAAGCTTACTCTTTTTAAGAAGTCAGAAGTCATTAATGCTCCCCCCGCAACTTTTCTAGCATCAGAAGAACCCTTCTCTAGATCTTCTTTTGTGATTAGACCGTCCATGCTGTCAATTACAATACAGAATTTTTCTTTGTCTGGATTGTTTTTAAGCAATCCTCTCAGAAAATCAATCATAGTATCCATAATATGACATTCAAGAATTAGGCATGTTCCCACATCCCAATCTTCTGCTGAATGAACAAACTTGATGCCCGCTCTATCTTTAACGTCTTGACTTAATCTACCTTCAGCCATGACAAAAAGACCCTTAGAGTTTTCCACTGTCTTGAGCATATTGTGCATCACATGCAAAGCTTCATTTGTTTTGCCTCCCTCGTTTGCTCCAATAAACCTATGTAATCCTGACCCAAATCCTCCACTCAAAACATGGTCCAAAATTAGAGATCCACTAGAGACTAGATAAGGTTCTGCGCCCTCTTCTAGATTGTAGTGATAATCTTTGTTTGATTTAAGGAACGCTTCTGTATAATCTTTTGATCCGCTGCTTTTCTTCTTCATCTTAGTCATTTAAAAAATCTCTTAATGTTTTCGTTTTCTTTCTCACTATATCTTCTCCCGATTTCACTCCAGTGTCAACAAATTTATCTTTCTCAGGAGGCTTGTAATAAAACTCCTTATGCTTCTTTTGTAAATACTCTTTACCATCTTTTGTTAAAAAGTATTTAATTGTATTTTTAAATACAAATGGTGGTTTTACCTTCGACAAAAAATCAGTGTCGTTTTCAAAACACTCAAAAACTTTTGTCGCAGTATGCATCTCCATTCTCCAGTCAGTTGCTTTTGAGCCAGCAAGCATTCTCTTAACAAATTCTCTACGTTCTGTAAAGAATGGTTTTGCTTGCTTCTTCTTGACTGGAAGAAATTTATGCCCACATTGGCATAAGCTAGCTCTAGCACCAACTATTGCTTTGCAGGATGGACAGGTCTTTTTACCCCTTGGCATAAAGCCAATATAGACTGATTAAGAACTTAAGTCAATAGCTCTATGTCATGTTTAACCATTTTATTGACTAGCTGAAGAAAATTTGTCTTAGGCTCCCAACCAAGCTCACTTCTAGCTAATTCAGAATTTCCTAAAAGAAGCTCGACTTCTGCTGGTCGATAAAATTTAGGATCTACCTCCATAAGAAGGTCATCTCCGTGATAATATCTTGTGTCAACTCCTTCTCCTTCCCATCTACATATTGATCTGTGAAAGCCCCCAAAATTAAATGCTTCCTCTACAAACTCTTTAATCGTGTGTGTTTCATCAGAAGATAACACATAATCTTTTGGTTTTTCGTCTTGATGTAACATTTTCCAAACGCCATCTACAAAATCTTCTGAATCACTCCAATCTCTCTTGGATTCGACATTACCTAATCTCAAGGGTTCAAAGTCTTCTTTGCGACCAAACTCATTAACAATACGAGCTACATTTTGAGTGATCTTTCGAGTAACAAATTCTACTCCCCTCCTAGTTCCTTCATGATTAAAGAGCCAGCCTTGGACAGCATACAAATCATAAGAATCCCTGTAAACCTTTACAAGATGTCTAGCGGCGCACTTAGCTGCTCCATACGGGCTTCTGGGGCGTAGTGGGTGCGTCTCGTCTTGTGGTGTAGACACAACATCACCAAATTCTTCAGACGAGCCAGCATTATAATATCGGCAGTGAGGAACGTGTTTTCTGATCGCCTCTAATTGATGCAAAACAGCCATAGCATTAGTCTGCATGTGATTGACAGGCATTTCCCAACTTGAGCCTACGAATGAATTAGCGGCAAAATTTATAAGGTAATCTGGTTTGTGCTTAGAAATAACCCTGTCGATGTTTTCTGCATCTGTCACATCTAAGTCGATCAGAGAAAACCTAGGGTTATCCATTAAGTGTTCTATGTTATCATGATTTTGAACACTAAGCCTACGAACTCCTGCAATAACCGTGTGATCTGTTTCTTTCAATAGGTAGTCTGCCATGTGACTACCATCTTGACCTGTTACCCCTGTAATAATAACTTTTTTCATTCCAAGCTATTATAGGTAACAGTTAAAGATTCTTCAAGTTTAGTGATACTATGATTACAAGAAATCATTTATTTTTTTCGTATAGGTTTATAATATTTTGAGCAACAGAAAATTTAGAGAATTTATGCTGTATGACCGAAGATAAGTTTTTTAATATTTCAGTTTGGTAATCTTTGAAATTATTTAAAATATCTTTATACGTTTTTGTAATAGAATCCACATCTGGATCTGCCTTACAAAAGTCTGGGCAGAATTCTGAATTAGGATTATCCTTACAAACAAGAGGAACGGCCCCAGCCACCATAGCCTCTAGAGCAGGTAGGCCCAAACCTTCAAATTTAGAAGGCAATGCAACTACTTTGCTAGCGTTATAAAGTTGATTTAAAGATATATCATTTACTAAACCTAAGTAATTGCCTTTAGGAGATCCTCCTGCTGGTCCTACAATATAAGTATCAATATTCTTTAAAAGAAAAAATCTTTTATTTGGATCAAAATACCTACCCACATATAGGCAATTTATTTCTCTTGTTGCTTGAGGGTCAAACATTACATCCTTTATTGGATTAAGTATAACATTTGATTCAATCCCTATTTCACTTAGCTGATCCTTTACAGCAGGACTGATACATGTGACTAAATCTGCATGAGACAACTGGTCTTTAAGTTTTTGAATTGGAAAATCTTTTATATGAGGAGGAATATCTAATACATTAAGAATCTTGAATCCTTTTTTCACTAATTTAAATCCACCTTCATAAAGTGCTGAATCTTTGTGTTCAGAATCAATATCTTCATAATCAAAATTATTTGCATAGATAAAGTCATAATCATTTCCTGTCACTACTTCGTGACCCAATCCTAAAAATCCTTGTTTTATTCTAGGAACTTGACACCAATATTCTTTAGCTCCATATATTTTTACCTTGGCCATAGCGATTAAATTCTTTTTACCTCTGGTTTTTTTTGATTAAATTTTGTAAAGAATTCCTCTCTGAATAAAAGCTTATTATTCTCTTCATCCCACTCATAAGAGCAAATTCCATTATATCTTTTTAGTTGATACTTTACTTTGGCTCTTAAGAATTCAGGAGAACCAATCCAAGAGTAATGATCTGGGAAGCATTTATTTTTAGGTATCTCCGACATGCTTAAATTCTTATAATCAACAAGTTGATTATTAATATTGTATGCAACATCATTTTCATAATAAAAATGACTTAAAGATTTTTGACCATTGACATTTACTTTAAATATCCTAGGAGGATTAAAGTTATCTACATATTGTGATTTGGAAAAAACAAAGTTTTTAAAATTAACTTTAAATGTGCAAGTATCTGGGTTTTTTTCAATGTGTTCAATGCAATTTTTTATATCTTCTTCTGAATAAAACTCATCTTGATCAAGAAGCCAGATATAATCTATATCATGCGAAAGAAGATGTTGCAAAGGAGCATTCCTCGAAAAAGAATCGTTTGACTCCTTCCCTAAACAGATGTAATCAACAAAATCTCTGTGGTAAGATAAAAGTTGGATAGGGGTATCTATATCGTCACAGTTCCAGCCACATTCTACATATTCAGTATACTGATAACTAGATACAGCTACTTTATGTATATTAGGTATTTGTTTCCAAGACTCTAGACATCTATCCGTATATTCTGGAAATCCGTAAAAATTACATAGTAAACCTATTTTCATATTTTTTCCCAAAGTTGTAATCCATGTTTAGTTCTACCTTTGGCTTTTAGCTCTTCTTCTGTAACATCGTGTGTATTAGTATCTCCTCCTGTCGCATCTACCCAAAAACTATGCCAGAACTTATTGACTTTTAGTCTTTCTTTCAGATCAACGTATCCTAGATGATATACAAATGGCGCTCCACTAGCGCAATATTTAAGTGTGTTTTCTGCATCCCTAATATCACAAAGAGGATAAGTTTGAAGTAATTCACCCTTGTCGTTAATAAGCTCATCAGTGCTTGTTTTATTATAATCAGGTCTTCCGTCTTCTTTAATGCCAAAGTTTACTGGACCTCTGTTAAGTCCTTTTTTGTGAATATACCATTTAGCACCAAAATCTATGTAATGATCATAATCTCCATAAAGATTTACTACAGGAACAAAAAAAGATGCATATTGATTAGACTGTAATAATTGTTGACCTAAATTTACGATAGTTTCTTTATCTCCCCCTAATCTTTCATCTAGATTCTGCTGAATCATTAAATCTCCAGAACAAGCTTGTAATGCAGAATTTTCTGTTTTCCCATAACAGAAGGGATCATCATAAGGAATATCCACAGATACAACTTTTAAATTGTATCCTTTTTCTTTCCCATATTCCCTAATTGCATCTTCAGTGTCATCTTTACTTTTATTAACCGCAATGCAAACCTCATCTGCATAAACAAACCAATTGTCCAATGCGTCTTTGTGGTTAAATGCTTTATCTAAAATGTTAAATGCTGTTGAATAAATACTAATTTTCATTATTAAAATTTAATTTTTTGAAAACAACTAAAGTCATGCTTATCTATGAAGCCAACTCTTTGATCTAAGATTTTATACCTATACCAATCATTTAAAAACTTGTCAAAGTTAATACATTCTTTCATATCATCTGTAAGATGTTTGCTAAAACAATCTTCTATAGACTTAATGTTAAATGGATCAAAACCTGATTCATAAATTTCTTTTATAAGTTTATTTCTGTTTTCATACCTTTTTTGAACTAATTCTCTTTGGCTTTCAAAGCCCAAAAAAAGGTGGTTGGTATTTGGTAAAAAATAATATTTAAAATTATGTTCTATAAAATGGTAAGGATTATTTCTTCTTTCGGACCTTACATTTTTTTGATATTCTTCCTTCCAAAATGACTGATGAGATAATTCTATAGTTTTTGTGCATCCCTGAATCCCCTCATGGGGATTATTCACAAATTCTGTTTGTTCATTTAATCTAAACAAAAATCTTTTGTTATGCAAATATACTCCATCTACGCCTACTTGATCTAAATTAGAACAAAGTCCCTTTAGATTTTTTGTGAACTCAGGAGATAACCTTTCTAAAGTGTCTATAATTAGAAACCAATCCCCAACTTGCATTGAGCCTTGAAATAAACAATGATTTCTGCTGAAGCTATATCTATTGCACCATTTAGTATAGATAATTTCTCCCTCTCCTTTTACACTTTCTAGATACTCTGCACCAGAATCTTTAGGGTAATGAAATGTCCAGATCAAACCGTGAAAGTCATCTTTAATAGGATCAATTAACTCACGAAGATCTTCTTCGTTACCATTTGATGTCATACCTGTAAGCCAAATCCTCATCCTATTGTTTTTGAGTAAACTTGTTTAGGATTGAAAAATGAAAATGGTGTTTCGCAATCTGTCATTTTCTTTAATAGATAACCTGACAAAATTTCGCAATGAATCTTACCCAACTTATCAAGATGTTTTTGAGCTTCCTTCCAAGCTGCAAATATTTGATCTGTTCTATTAATATTCGGTTGAAATGTAAATGTAGGTCCATATTGAGTATAATGGATAGCTTGGGTAAGAATGTTATCATCTTCTACTAAATATGGCAAATCATCATCTTTAAATTCTTCTGCCCTATTAAACCTGACACAAATCTGTCTGGGGTTATTTTCTAGAAAATCTATAGATTTCCTAAAAGCATCTTCCAACGTTATTTGGTTTGTTTGAATTAGTTCATCGTCCTCTAACCAAAACGAATATTTTTGTTCTCTGATTATCGGATCAGAATAACTTTTAAATATATCTTTAAAATATCCAGCGGAATGAGTTAGATGATTTTCTGAGTGATGAACTATATTTTCTTTTGTCTCAATAACCCTTATATCTAGATCAGAACAAAAAGATTTTATTTCTTCCGCAATACTTTCCTCTCCATCTCTTGATTTTAGATGAAGAATCCTATTTTTAAATAAAGAGTGGTCTATCTTTTCATAGAGATTGTTGAGACAATCTTGATAAGTATGCTTACCACCATGACCCATAGTGGTGCAAAAAACAATTAAATTGACAGGAAGTGTGGACATAAAACCTCTGGGCCTAGGGTGAGTAGACCCAGAGGTCCACTATGACCTCAAGGAAATAATCCTCGACCTGTCCTATTGTAAGATAGTGACCATATTATGTCAACTAATCTTCAATAATCTCTTCACTGATTTTACCTAAGATATAGGCTATAGTCTCATCAGTATAAAAATCAAGATCTTCGTCTTCCTCTTGTATTTCTGGTTCTAGGTCTGTCATAGTGTAGACACTATACACACAAAAAATTATAAAAGGAATTATTTCTCACATTTTAAATTATAGTCCTGCTGAGTAATTTTCTTAAAACCAAGATTAATTAAAAATCCTAACAAGCAATCTAGCTTTGGCCCATTTTGAACAATCCCATCAGAATGAATATATTCAAAAGTAATCGAATTTAATTGATTAAAAAGTATATTTTCGATTGATAAAAGGTTTAAAAAGTCCAACCCCTCTGTATCTACAATTAATGTATCAGTTTTTGGGTATTTTACAAGCAAGTTTGAAAGCGTTGTAGTTTTGCTCTGAAATGATTTTAAGTTCGAGTGATGGCAGTGAGCCGCTACAAAATCTGGATTTACAGAAGCCCAACTAGAGTCTTCCTTATTCTGTTCTTGGAATAGCTCTATTTCAACTCCTTTAATATCAACAGGTATAACTGCGATAGTTTCAAAGAAAATGTGATTATAATCTTTATATCTTTCCTCTGCTTGTTTTATGCAGTTAGGATTAGCATCAATTAATACGGCACTTTCAGATTTTTTAATTTGATCAGAATGCTCGTCTTTTCCAGTATGGCAGCCTACCTGTATAATATCCATTTAAGTTATTATATTCAACCTTCGCAAGAAGAACAATTTAAAATTGATCTAGCTAATTCTTGGCTGGGATTAGCACTCCTTTGGTAATAAAAACTTTTGACTCCCTGCTCCCAACCAAATATAAGCAATTCACTAACTTGTTTAGGAGGGCATTTAGGAGAAATCATCACATTAAGACTTTGACCTTGGTCAATATATTTTTGTCTCTGTGCCGCTTGTATTACAATCTCTTTCTGAGAAATTTCACCAAACGTTTTAAATACGTCTTTTTCGTGATCTGACAAGAAATCCAAATGTTGGACTGATCCTCCTTTGATTAGAATTGATTTCCAAGTAGTGGCATTGTTTTTACCCTTCTCTTCAAGAAGTTCTTCAAGATGTGGGTTTTTATATGTAAATTTACCCTTGGCTAAATCTTTGGTGAAATAATTACTATTTAATGGCTCAATAGAAGGAGACACTTGACCAAGGATAAACGAACTAGATGTCGTAGGAGCAATCGCCATTGTGGTCATATTACGTCTTCCATAACCACGAAGATGTTCTGGCTCACCAAACTCTTCTGCAAGTTGTGATGTAGCTCTATCACAACGCTCTCTAATAATATTGTGAATTTCTGCATTTAAAAACTGAGCCTCAAGACCTTCAAAAGCAATATTTTTAGATTGTAGAAGAGAATGCCATCCAAGAACACCAAGACCTAAAGCTCTCTGCCTTTTAGCAAAATTATGACAGGACTTCATAAAAGGAATATTTTCTGTTTTATAAATGTATTCCTCCATGACTGCATCCAGAAACTGAACAAGAGTTTCGACTGCATCAGTTTCTTTAATCTCATCCCACCTAAGAAGATTTAGAGAAGATAAACAACAAACAAAAGATTCATCCTCTGATGAATGTAGAGCTATTTCACTGCAAAGATTAGAAGCGTGAATTTTTAGTTTTTTATCTTTATATGCTTGTGGGGCATCGTTGTTGGCGTTGTCTGAAAAAAATATGTATGGATATCCTGTCTCAAACCTTTTCTTTATAACACTCGCCCAAACTTTTCTTTTATCTTTATCTCCATCTACCATTGACTGCATCCACTTATCGTCGATGCAAACGGCAAATGACATTTCTTGTATAGGATTTCCTTCACTTCTAATTCTTAGAAATTCTTCAACATCAGGATGGTCTATAGGAAGATATGCAGCGAATGATCCTCTTCTTACATGACCTTGAGATACTATTGAGGCGACTTTATCGAAAAGCTCCATGAAGTAGACTGCCCCAGCAGAACTCCCTCCAACACTAATAGATTTTCCTCTGGCCCTAAGATCTCCAAAGTAACCAGAGGTTCCAGAACCGTGTTTTGTCTGCATCCCAACTTCCGCTTGTTTGTGAAGTATAGAATCCATTTTATCGCCAACATAAACACCATTACAAGAAATAGGCAATCCCCTGTCTCTACCAAAGTTAGACCAAACAGGACTAGCAAGAGAGTAGAATCCTCTCTTCATATATTCCTCAAATTTATCAGCGAATCCGCTCTGCCTTAAATATTTTTCAGCAGCCTCCGCAATTGATCTTATTCTTTTTTTAGGACTCTCTCCTTTTTGTAAGTAACCTCTTTCCAGAAATTGTTTGGAATCTTCGTTTAGCCAATAGTAGTCTTTCATTAAAATAAATCTTCAGCGTCAAATGTTTGAGAGTTTTTAGCGTATTCTACAGGGCGCGTATGAAAAAAATCAGTAGCGTTATTCCCCAACAACTCTTCTTCGAACCAGATTGTATTGACCAACAATTGTTTGTCAACATCAAATGCCTTTTTAAAGCCAATTTGTTCTAATGACTCATTGATTCTATTTTTAATAAATTCTTTCAAGATAGGTGCGCTAATGCCCTTCTCTCTATATCCATTAATCATCCAATCTACAATTTGAGATTCTGCCTTAAAAGCAGCTTGTGATTCTTCTAAGATTTTCTCCTCAAGACCATCATCGAAAAGTTCTGGATGCTCTTCTCTGATTGTGTTGATTATTTTGATGCCCGCTAAAGCATGGATATTTTCCTCATTCCTTGTATATTTAACCTGCTGCCCAGTATCCTTTAAGACGTTTCTATAGCGATTGAACCAGTTGATTACATAAAACTGGCTAAACAGAGACACGTTCTCTACAAAAAGAGTAAACAAAATTAGAGCATATACATACTGCTTTTTAGAATCTTTGTAGAACCTATGATTATATTTTCTAAGGTAATTTACTCTGCCCTCAATAAAATCTAGCTTGAGGTTCTGCTCAAACACATCCTCTAATCCCAACACTTTTAGTAATCTCTCATAGGCATTATTGTGAATAACTTCCACGTTTGCCATGACATATCCTAAATCCGTTAAACTGGGATGAGGAAGATTATCTCCTAATTTACTCCAAAATTTCTTTACAGCAACTTCAATTTGTCCAATTGCCGAGAGAGTCCTGATAATCATCTCTCTTTCGGTATCATTTAAATTTACGCTGAAATCCTGCACATCGCTGGTAAAGCTAAACTCTTTATCTGTCCAAAATCCATTATGCATAGCTTCAATAAATTCTTCTGCCCAAGGATAATGGTCTGGCTTTCTGGATATCTGTTCTTCAAAAATCATCTTGTAATGTTACACATGTTAGGTCTGGGATAGAAGTGAGTCAATGCCTTTTATGGAAAAAAAGAGCTGGGCTCATTAAATTAATATGAACGTATAGGTAACGTATGGAATATTATTTTAATACGTTAAGGATACGCTCGTATCCCATACGCTCAATTTTTGTAATTTGGCGTTTTTTTTTGGGGTGTCAAGAAAAAAAAGTTGATTTTTCTGATTTTTCTGTTATATTAGGGATGTTGATTGAAGATCTCACAGATTCTGCTCTTGCAAACTTGATCAAAGCGTCTAATAACGAGGATGCTTTGGATGAATTGATCTCTAGGCATTCTGGAATTTATGTAGATATGCTTAAGAAATTTGGCATGAACTGCTTGACTCAAAATCAAGTATCCGACATTATGAAGGACAAAGATTATGTGATTTATAAAGCAGCTTTGGAATATGATGAGTCAAAGGCAAAGTTCTCTACCCATCTAGCTAATAAAACAAAATATATGTGTCTTACCCAAAAGACTAAAAACAAAAATAGTAGAATTGCTGCTAATTTTGAAGATATTAAATTTTGCAAAAAAGACAAATCATATACTCCAGATGAAGAGTGCGATATCAATGATTCATTTACAAGAATTATCAATCTTATAAATAAGCATAAAGACAAAAGATTGAAAACGATATTCCACGAAAGATACTTTTGTGGAAGACGAGGCAAATTAAAACCTTGGAAAGAGGTGGCAAGGAAATTAAACTTGTCAGCGCAGGGTTGCATTAACATACACAACAAAGCGGTAAAAGAAATTAATTCAAAAATAGAAAATGAAAAAATTAAATTTTGATGGCCCAATTAATTCTCTAAGCCTAGGGAATGTCTCTGTTAATTTCTTAAGAGAATTACAAAACAAAGATATTGATCTAGCTTTATTCCCAGTAGGAGAAAAAGGAGAGTTTGATGCTTACGACAAAATAGACGAAGACTTTAGAAAGTGGGTTGGATATAATGCAAACCATAGACTAAAAAAGCTTGATCCAGAAACCCCAAGTTTAAAAGTTTGGCATATCAATGGTTCAGAAAAAATGTTACCTAATCAATATCTATATACTTTTTATGAAGTTGATTCCCCTACCGAAGAGGAAATAAATATTGTAAACATACAAAAACACGTTTTCTTTTCTTCCTCTGAATCTGCCGAAATTTTCAAAGCAAAAGGATGTAATAATGTGTCTTACATACCTTTAGGATTTGACCCAGATTTTCATACAATTGAAAAAGAATACCTAAAAGATACAGTCCATTTTGGACTAATTGGCAAGTTTGAACGAAGAAAGAATACACAAGCTATCATACAACTTTGGTTGCAAAAATTTGGAAATAATCCAAAATATCAACTTAGCTGCTTGGTTACAAATCCCTTTCTAGAACAAGAACAGATGGATTCTGCTATTCAAGCTTCTTTCGGAGGACAGAATTGGTCTAACGTAAATCTACTGCCTCATTTAAAAACCAATTCAGAAGTTAATGATTTTATAAATTCTATTGATATAGATTTATCTGGACTGTCAAATGGAGAAGGATGGAACTTGCCTTCTTTTAACGCTACTGCCTTGGGCAAATGGTCAATTGTCAGCAATTGTTCCGCTCACAAAGATTGGGCCACTGAAGAAAATAGCATATTGGTAGATCCTATCGGTAAACAACCTTGTTATGACAATTTTTTCTTTAGAGAGGGAGCATCGTTTAATCAGGGAGAATACTATAAGTTGAGTGGTGATGATATTTTAGAAGCATTCGATAAAGCTGTTGAAAAAGCGGGACAACTTAACACAGAAGGGACAAAATTGCGGGACAAATTTACATATTCTAAAACAGTTGATTCTATTTTAGACCGTATATACAGCGATTTTTAAATGGCATGAAAAATGATAAAGACCATAGCATGAATTACAAATTAAATACACACTTATTGGATAGCTTCTTTGACGCATACGGGACAAGTAAACACGCTGATGTGAAGGATTGCGGTGATGTATACACTGCTGAATTTGAGCTTGCTGGCTTTGCCAAAGATGATATTGATATTACCGCAACAAACGACAACTTGATTATCAAAGCTAAAAACAACAAACGTCAAAAAGAATTTAAATTAAATTTATATGGCGCTGTATCTGTAGAGAATATTAGCTGCGAAACGGAAAATGGTTTACTCACCGTCACAATGCCAAAAAAATGTGTTAGTGAGCAACGAAAAATCAAAATAAATTAATGCCAATATATACTTACAAGCACCCTACTGAGGAGAGGTATAAGGAAGTTGTTCAACGAATGAACGATGACCATACCTACTCTGAAGATGGGGTGGAGTGGGGAAGGGTTTGGGATATCCCTAATGCTGCAATTTCTTCAAATGCAGACCCATTTAACAGTAATGCCTTTTTAGATAAAACAGCTAACATGAAAGGCACATTTGGAGACATGATGGATTACTCTTCAGAACTTAGTGAAAAAAGAGCAGAAAAATCAGGAGGGGTAGATCCAGTTAAAAAGAAACACTTTGAAAGCTATGAAAGAGAAGTGGGCAAAAAACACCCTTCAGAAAAAGCTGCGAAGTTTGAGAATAAATCTATTAAAGTAGATTACGATTAAACAGTTCCTATATTTGTAATATCAACACTTCCCCAGCTACCTCCTACAAAAACTAATAGTTTATTTCCTGATATAGCTAAAGCTCCTGTTGCTGGTTGTGCGCTTGTTCCAGCTTGAGATCCATTCCCTGACCACAAAGGCAAAGCAAAGCCTGTCTTGAATCTTGCGGTGTTGTGAAAAGTAGCAGACTGCGTTGCAGCACTACCAAAAGTAGTATTCCCTGATAAAATGCTTGCTCCCAGACATTGTAAAGTTCCTGAAACGATTCCTGATGATTGAACTGAAAGATGTCGTCCTAGATAAGTATCCCCTCCATTTATATAAGTGCCGCTTTTGAACTGAATATTTAAACTCTCTTGCTTGTTTACAAGCATTGATGTGCTAGAAAGACTATCTTTTATAGCGACACATCCAGTAGCCTCTTTAGAGAAAGTAACCGAGTTTCCTGCTAAAACAACATTGTCTTGGCTCCCTGTATTGAATGTAATGTTAGAGCCACGAACCACTACGTTTCTAAGTCCACTGATATCTCCATTAACAGAATAAAGCGCAAGATTACCATTAGTATTTGCATCTGCACCCATCTCTGTATTAACTCCCTTAAATAACAAATTACCACTTTTACTATCAAATGTGTTACTGTCAATATTATTAGGCATACCAAAAACCTCTCTTCCATCAGTCAATAACTGCCCTGAAAAAGAAAAATCTCCCGTTAGATCCCTAGATACATTTATCTGAACGCCAGTATCAGTTACTTGGCTAATGTTTAAATCACCAGAATCACTAAAAAAAGTGGGCATCTGGATTTGTTCAGGTTGAATTTTGTTAAATGCCATAATACAATAGATTATCTTCAATACATTACACGAATTCAATGAAATTTACTCTTTATAAGCCAAACTCCAAAAATACAGGCGCAGCTTTTAGCTTCGATCTAGCCAAAGACAAAAAAAATAACGCAGTTATGTATGTCTCAATGATTCAACAACATAGCTGGAATGATAAGACAAAAAGTGGCTCTTTTAAGGAAAATGCCAAGAATCCTGAGAAATCTGGCACAATCAAACTTTCAGCAAATGAAGCTGGAGAAATTCTCTCTTCCTTTAAAACTAGAATACCTTTCGTGGCTTTCCATCGGAGGAATGATGATACTACAATCATCAAATTTACTCCTTGGGATAAAAAGAGAAAAATTATGGCGAAAGATGGAGAGCAGTGGCACGAAACTCCTGCATTTGGAGTTAGTGTTACCCGAAACTCTTCTATGACATTCAAACTTCCCTTAGAAGCTGGAGAGACAGAAGTTTTATCAGAACTTCTAAAAAAATACATTTTAGAATCTTTTGTCGTGGCAGATGCTTATCAAAGCCAAAAATCTAACTATCAAAGTAAAAAGCCCGAGGAGCCTCAACAAGAGATAGCAGAAGATGACGATTATGGAGTCCCATTCTAAAAAACTAAAAGTATTAGTTCACTCTAATCACAGCAGACTTGTTACTGGTTTTGGCAAAAATGCCAAAAATATTCTAATGCATTTGCATGAAGATCCAGACATAGAAGTCATTGAAGCAGGAAATGGGTCTAAATATGGAGCGGATCTACTTACTCCTTGGCAAAGTTATGGGACACATCCTACAGACCCTAACGTGCTTAATGCGATAAAAGGAGACGGGCCTAAAGAAAGAATGGCTCAATATGGATATTATACAATAGACGATATTGTAGAAGAATGTAAGCCTGATGTATATCTTGGTATAGAAGATATTTGGGCTTTTTCTGATTATCAAAATAAACCTTGGTGGAATAAAATAAACAAAGTTCTTTGGACCACTCTAGATAGTTTGCCAATTTTGGACCAAGCCCTACAAATGGAGCCTCTATGCGATAAGATGCTTGTTTGGGCCTCTTTTGCAGAAAAAGAGATGAAGAGACTTGGGCATAAAAATGTAGAAACTCTACATGGGGCCGTTGACTATAGTAACTTTAAACCTTTAGAAAATAGATCTGAAATAAGGAAAAACTTTGGCATAGATGATTCTTTTGTAATTGGATTCGTTTTTAAAAATCAATTAAGAAAATCTGTCCCAAATATTTTGCGGGGCTTCAAGACATTTAAAGAAGATAATCCAGAAGTAAAAGCAAAATTACTGCTACATACAGATTGGGCAGAAATTGGATCAGGATGGGATATACCTAGATATCTCAAAGAGATGGATATTAATTCAGAAGATGTCTTATCAACATATCTTTGTCATTCTTGTGGTTTTTACTATGTAGCTCCATATCAAGGGGAAGATAAAAATTGTCCTAAATGCAAAAAAGAAAAAACTTTTAAAACAAAAAGCAGTATAAAGGGCATTTGTGAAGAACAATTAAATGAATTATATAATTGCATGGATGTATATTGCCATCCATTCACCAGTGGAGGTCAAGAATTGCCAATTCAAGAGGCTAAAGCTGCTGGTTTAATAACCTTGGTTACCGAATATTCTTGTGGCACTGATTCTTGCTACAAAAACCAAGGAGGTATTCCTCTAAAATGGAATGAGTATAGGGAACCTTCCACTCAATTTATTAAGGCATCTACATGCCCTAATGATATAGCGGATAAACTTTGGAAAGTTTATAGCATGACAGACTCCGATAAGAAAGAATTATCAACAAGAGGGATGGAGTATGTAAAAGAAGAATTTTCAACGCAAACTATTTGCGACAAATTAAAGAAAATACTTTTTTCTTTAAAAAAACCAGAGCCGAAAGAAGAACAGAAAAAAGATCAATCTAAAAAAACCTTAAGCTTAGAAGATGTTCTAGGAGATGAAGGTTGTGAAAATAGAATTGCTGTGGTTTTACCCGAATCTGCTGGAGATATTTTAATTTTAAATTCCTTAATGGAAAACTTAAAAGTTACATATCCAGATAAAAATATATATATATTTACCAAACCTCAATTCTACCCAATGATTGAAGATAATCCAAATGTTCACAAATTACTTCCTTACTCTCCTCAAGTTGAAAACTTACTATTTCTTGAAGGAAAGGGAGACCATGAAGGATATTTTGATATAGCCTTTTTGCCAAACATAGGGACACAAAGGCACTTAAATTATCTACATAACGGCAAAGATAAAACCCAATTTGAATTACGATGAGCCATTTAGCAGAAGAATATGCAAAATCCTGTGGAGTAAAAATCGGGAAACCAGTTTTAAAAACTCATTACTTTCCAATCTTAGAGGATAAATATATAACCATACATAACGATAAGAAAGTTCAATCAAAAGAATACAATTTGTGGACTGATGTTTTGTCTTTGCTTAAGCCAGAACTAGGAGATATAAAAGTAATCCAAATTGGAGCCGCTGGAGAAGAAACAATTGAAGGAGTAGATAAACATATTCCCACAAATACTTTAAAACAATGTTCATACATTATTAATAATTCTTTGGGTCATGTAGGGATTGATAGCGTCCCTGTCCATATCGCTTCTGCTCTGGACAAACCAGTAGTGGGCATTTATTCTCATACTTATGCAAATACTTGCTCTCCTCTTTGGAATGAAAAAAGTAAAGCTATAGTTATTGAATCGGATAGAGGGGGCAAGAAACCTTCTTTCTCTTTAGAAGAGCATCCTAAAACTATCAATTTCATTAAACCAGAAGAAATAGCTCAAGCTGTGCTTGATGTATTAGACATAAATAAAACAATTAACCACAAAACTATTTTCATAGGCAATAATTACACCTCAAGTTTTGTAGAAGTCATCCCGACTCAAAATACTGAAGTAAGAGCATCTCACATTGATGTTAGGATGGATTATGCTCACAATGAGCAAGTCTTGTCAAATATTATAAAAAACAATAAAGTAGAAGTAACTTTATCAAAACCTATCAATTTAAAATTTTTATACTCTGGACGAATTAATAAGATTGTATATAAAGCAGATTCATTTGATTCAGAATTCTTGAACGAAATAAAAAAATCTTCTATTCCTCACGTTATTATCTGCACATCTGCGGAAAACCTTTCTGACGAAAGAGCCAAAAATTTTGATTTCTTAATCAATTATTTAGATGTAGAAGGATTAATTAAAATTAATAAAAATAAGATAAACGAAGAAGGCTTAGATCAACTCAAAATTAAAAGCAATAAACAAGTAGTTTGTGGCAATAAAGTTTTCACAAGTTTTTTTGAATTGAATTCAAGAAAAAATTTAGATCATTTTTATCTTGATCTAGAATTCTTTAGGATCTATACTGAACAAGATGAGTGATAAAAAAATTTACGGGCCTGATGTTTACAAGCGAAACGAGCATGGATTGCTTGGGAATGCAGACTACGAATTTAATGAAGATGGTTCCGTTAACTGGCGAGCCATGATTAAGGAGGAATTCCTCTATCCTAATAAGGATTGGTTTGCCTCAAGAAAAAAAGACGTTCCAAGTTCTGTGGAGGGTCTCTCTGATAAGCAGCTTTTAATCATGCTAGGAGGCATTAAGGAGTTGGCTCGACTCAGAGGATTTGAGAGTGTTTCATTCAGAACTGATCACATTAGTGATAATTATGTTGTAGCTAATTGTGAAATTGCTTGGTCTCCTAATTACGAAAGCAACAATCAAGGTGTTGTTTACCAAGATGTCGCAAATGCGACACTGCAAAATACAGACGCTTTTTGTGCTAAATTTCTAGAAACAATTGCTTGTAACCGAGCTTTTGTTCGTTGTGTTCGTAACTATCTGAATATCCACATTGTAGGAGCAGATGAGATTGATAAGTCAAAAGGAGCCAATAATTCAAATACTGTGGAATATGATGCTTCTAGCGACTCTGCCATGCTCCCATTAACGCCCGCAGGGACGCTTCAGAAGGCTTTGTCTGAAGAATTGGGAGTGAAGACCTTTGAAGATTTCAAAGCTCTTCTCAGGACGTTCTGGAAGCAAGAGAAATACAGGAATGAGGAAGCCGCAAATTGGGAGTCTTATGGAGATATTCCACCTAAAGATTGCAGAAAACTCATACTAATCTGCAAATCATAATTTAAAGAAGTTTCTCTGAGAAGCATTAAACGTAGACGGTATATTCCCTTTCCTTGCATTTGTATTTCCAAAGGAATCTATGGAGAATGTCTGATCTGGTGGTATAAGTGATAATGTAGACTCACCAATTGTAGTCGTTATTCCTCCAGAACCTACTGAAATAGACAAAGAATTTATTGTTGGAGTAAATCTAGGTATATGTAATCCGTATAAAGTTCTTGAAGATGAAGCTGGACGAATGTTTGGATTAACAAGAGACCCTTTGATCTGTTTCAATTTCTCCATCTCTATAGTGCTACCACTAGCCGACGATAAAGTTAATTTGTTCGTCCTGTCATAAGGTGGAGAATCTACCTTGTAAGATTTAAACTCTACCTTGTCGAAAAGCTCGTTAAGTTGCTGTTGAGCGTCACTTGACTCTGCTACTGCATCGTCCTCTTTTTCTTCATCGTCTTCCTCTACATCATTAACTCTAGTTTTACTTCTAATATATTTCAATTTTATTGATTTTTTACCAACAATTGCCTTCTTGTATTTTTTAAATGATTTTTCTGCCAAATCATATACACCGTCAAAAACATTCCCCACCTCGTCGGTAGCTCCTCCAATGAAAAATTGTCTCTTCCTGTTTGAAGGTTCAAAAAATTCTAGATTTTCTTGAAGAGGGGCATAATTAAGAGGCTGATCCTCTTCATCTCCATCTTCTCCAGCATTTTTCTTTTCAAGTGAGGGTATATTTCTTATGCCTATAAAAAAGTGAGCTTTTTCTTTTGATCTAGATATTTTAGCGTCACCATTAGTGGATTCTGCTAAATCCATGATAGTAACCTCTGTTTGTGGATTAGGGTTATCTTTATCCTCTTTTGATTTAGTAAGAAGTTGTAGCCAATCATTCAACATAGACAAATCATCAATTTCTCTTACTTTTTTATCTCCTCTGAATGGTCCTAATACAGTCATGTTTCCAGTGTTTTGGAAACTCATTCTTGCTGTTTTATAATCACTGTAAGCATTAGTAATATAAACTCCTCCTGCAAGTGGGAAGTATGTATTCAAATATTCATAAAGCGGGCTGCCAGAGGGTCTAGGCATTATTTTAGCTCTACCTGTTTGCTTGCCCTCGTCATTAGTTGGTTTATATTTTAGTAATTTATATACAAATTCATCAGTAATTCTGTCTAATTTTGGCAACTCAGTTGGATTGTCTTCATTTGTTTCTTTTGCATTAGCCTCGCCATATAAAAAGGGTTTGTTGTCTCCAGCCCCACTCCAATGCCAAGTCTGAGTATTAAAGGGAGAGTAATCGTATAACTTTTTAAAATCTAATATTCTACCAAGTCTTTTTTCGTTTGGAGCCTCACCGTTTTTTGGCTTGACATTTCCGTGCATCAAAATATATGTAAATTTATCAAAAACATCAGTGCCTTCATTTTGATTGAATATTCCAAAGAATATGCCCATTTCTGGATAACCTAACATTTCCTTGAAAACATCAGTTTTTCTAAATGGTATTCTTTTGAAGAAAACTGGTTTTGGTCTATCATCATTTTCATTTGATCTGTCTGAATTGTCTTGTGGCTTCTCAGTGGTCCCCACATATGTATTCACAATCAAATTAGATCTTTGACTTTTAGTAAATGATGCAGATATAATATTTTCACTTGAACTATTAGTATAATCTCTAATTTGTAAAGTTGAAGCTTCTTGAGAATTAATAAACCTAATTGAATATGTCGATGGGTCTATATACCAATAATAGCCTAAGTAGGAGGCTACAGTTCCAATGACGCTTGCTAAAGTTCCTGTCGCTTCAAATATTATACTGTTAGTAGCTTCAGTTTGAGGCAACCCAATTATAGGGATACCTGCTAATCGAACAATATCTCCAAATTCTTTTAAAGTATAACCTCCTCGGAAGTTATATTGAGATAAATCAGGATTGTTTCTATACTCTGTGGTAACAGAACCTAAATTTAAAGATAAATCTTCTATTGGTTGCCCTCTCTTATTATAATACAAAGATATTTTTGTGCCATCAAACTTCGCCGCTGTTTCAAAATTGTAAATCTTCCCTGCTTTAATAATAGATCCCTCTCTTTGAGGCCCAACAGAGGGGAAGGGTTCTAAACCCCTAATGTTTGGAGCGTTGATAACTTCGGCAAATGGTGCAAACGGTCCATTAAAATTTAAAGTATTATCTGGAGGACAATTCACTCCCCTCACTAATACGATAATAGATTCTAAAATCAAACTTACTTTGTCAATATATTTCCTGCTGATTGTTTTCTTTGTAGGATCTGCATTTGTAGTAATTTCTGTGCATACATAGTTATTCATTAAAGATTGTAATTCATCATTAGAGAAAGAATTTATTTCTCCAAGATTTCCTATTACAATTCCTAACCCTTTAGATGAATCTAGATTTTTAGCGTCTACAATAGAGGTTACCGATGCACTGTGACCTCCACCTGCATTAGTAAAATTTAAATCTAGTTTTGTAATTGATTCCCTCATAAAATAAATTGTTCTATGGAGTTTTCACCCCCCACAACATATGGTTCAAAACCAGAGCTTGGCAGTGTAGCAGAAGCACCTGATTTAATAATTCTTACACCTGAATATAGCTCTAAATAATTAGATTGAAGCTCTTCGACTCCATTTATGTAAAAATTCGTTCTTTTCTCGATAAATTTCTGTCCTTGCATATCTGGAGAAACACCAGTAGCTGACAGTGTATTTTTACTCTTTCTACTCGCAGTGTATTTAAAAAATGTCTTTCTTTCATCTATAACTACTCCATTTACATTTGCAGCAGTGCTAAAACTTGGTTGAAACCCAGTCGCGGTCAACCCCGCGAATTCTGACCCTAGAAAAACACCAACTCCCTGCCCAGAGTAAACTTTCTGACCATTTAAAAAGTAATCAAAATCTGAAAAGACATTCAATCGTCCTCGACTATTTGTGATTCCAGTTTTTAGACTTCTTCCGAAATCTTTCTCTCCTGCAAAAATACCGCCAGTAACGATATTATATACAATAGTTGATGTAGCTTTAGCGGGAGTTGTGGCATCAAAATTTATAGTAGTTCTTTCTAGAATTGGAGCAGATTCTTTTTTTGTAAAGAAATCTCCTGTAAATATCTGATAGATACTTTGATTTATTGTTTGCGTTTCTTGCGGGATCTCTTGTTGAAGAGTTTGCCCGTTCAGCGATAATCTTATAGAACTTCTTTCTGTGTTAAAATCCAACCCTGTTGTTAAATCCCTATCATAGTAAAACTCACTAGCTGTATTGATAGCGACAACATTCCTTTTCTCAACAATATCTGACCCCATATCAGGAGAAGAACACCCTGATATAGATACCCGACCTGTTGTTACAACACTCTCGTAAATCATAATCTTTCTCCTAAGTAATAAATATAATCCTTCTTAAACAATTCTGACTCTGCACTCATTTCCACGCCAGAACTTATAAACACTTCTCCGTCTATTATATCTTCATAAATAGGCTGTTGAATGACACCACTAACTTCTTCTAAAATACCAGTTTGTATTCTTGAACCAAAAAGTTTCACAAGAACTTTCTGAGCGCCAGAGATAGCTTGCTCTTCTATGTATTCACCGACTGCTCCTTCAACATTTTGCAGACCAAGCGTATCAAAAGCCCCTTCTCCAGTAGGTAAATATTGATAACCAGAATCTCCCTTTAAAAATCCTACCTCTTGTTTAGAAAATGTTTTTATTCCACTTTCAATAAAAGCATTATACTCAAAATATCTATCTCCTTCTCCTGTATTTGTATTGGTATCAAAACTTATTCCTCCTGATAACATATATCTGGCAGTAGATATTTCAATACTACCCGTATGTTGATAATCATAACCAGTTATACCTGTTTTAAATGTTGTTATTTGATTATATCCAGTAATTCTTCTTGAAGATATATCAGTAGAACTTGACTCAAAGTAATCACCAATTAATCCACTGGATATTGTGAACACTGAACTTTGAGGTAAAAAACCAGAAAATAATGCAAATGATTTTAAGTTAACCTTTGAAGTCACATATTCTCCTGAAGCTCCATCTGGCCCTGTTCTAAAATATTCATTAGATCCTCCTAAATAAAATCTACTGGTATTAGCAATAAATTCTGTATCTATAGAAAAGTCTTCGGAATCTATTGAGTTGTTTAAGACATCTACTCTACTTAAAGATAAATTATTATTTCCTAAAGAAAAACTGACAATATTTCTACGAGACAATTCTATAGAATTTGCTGTGTGGATAAAATCTCCACCCTTATCAAAACCTTGATAAAACAACTTCCCTCTATCATTTATCCCAAAGTTATAACCGCTTGCCCCTGATACCACTTCTGAGTTTATTGTCTCAGATCCTTTACCCAAGGAACCAAATAAAACACAGTTTGTTACAGCCTCATTAAATTCAAAATCAAAAATAACCGATTGATTGGAATACGGCAAATTACTAGTTCCTGTTACTTTTATATTAGATAAATTTAAATGAGCCTTATCATCTTTTAAAAATGTTCCTGTAGTATATTTTTTAGCATCAGCACTGCTTCCCCCAAAGCCAACAACAACTCCGCTATAAATACCTGTATTTGATGCTGGATCACAATTTTCTATAACTCCATAATTAATAGAAGAACTAAGGCTATCAATACCGATGTGCCTTCCGCTCATTCCAGAAAAATCATAAAACACTAAAAGCCTATCGGTTTTCCCAAGAGCTTCTATTGTGGAGTATTCTAATGCGTTCCGACTCATACTAGTAATATCTACTCATGTTAAATGATAATGTATTCTCATTTACACTACTACTTTCTGCAAATGTAAATACTCCTGTTAAATGCCCACTCACAACATCTTTTAATTGTGGCAAGCTACCTGTCTCTGCCTCGCAAGTAGCGTTGACTGTTATTTCTCCAGCCGTTCTTTCTATTAACTTTTGTTTAGCAAATCCCCCAAGACTGGGAACAATACCACTTAGTTCTATGGGTTTTTTATCTGATATTGAAACTTTAAGCCCAGTCAAAGTTCCAGCAGAAATATCTATCCTATTATCAAAAGATAAAGAATAAGAAATAGAACTATTCTGAGGATCTTTATTTATACTTTTATTTATTTCAACAGGATTTAAATAATCTCCACTTATGTGGTAACCTGTGGCATCTCCAGTAAAATCTTGTAGTGCTTCAATAGCTAAATTTAAAAAACCAGAATCGTCTTGGACACCGCTGAAAAAACTATCGACCTCTAGAAAGCGCTGCCCTGTTGCTGGGTCTCCTGTGGGAATAATGTTAAACGGATTATTATATTCAATGTTCCCATTAACAGCAACTGTTATCTTTGAATTATCTTTTGATGCAGATACACTAGCAGATTTTTTGTGAATGACATTTCCTATTTGATCTAAATTTTCAGGGTCATCAAACGTAAAAGCAAAATCAATTTTATTTGATCCTGTATCAACTTTATAATTAACAGAAGAGGGCTTTCTTGCGCTAAATGTATAGGCTCCACTTTCATAATCAGATAAAGATGACACAACAGCATTTACGGCTATACCAGATGCCATATCTGCTGTGATCACTCCTGTGTCCAGCATCCCTACCCCATCTTTTCCAGCCAACATTGATCCTTGGACAGAAACATTCACCCCAACACTTAATCCTCCATTTTTATCAAATGATATTTGCGTATTAGATGTAGTAATTCCAGAATCTGTTATAGGATTTTCACTAGTGTTATATTTATAAGTTTCTGTGATAGAGTAAGAATTTGCTTTTCGATCAATGCTTTCATTTTTACTTACTAAAAATCCAGTCGCCCCAGTTTGAAACAAACTTAAGTTATAATAACCAGTGACTCTAGAATCAACAAAGTTTTTAGCATTTACTAATGCCGCTGAAGAATTAGCCTTTACGCCCACTGCTGATACATTGTGTGTTGCTTGAGTTATTTTTCCTTGTTCTTCGTTGAAGCTCCAGTTGTCAACAGGATTTGTTATGCCAAAAAATTTTGAAAAAGATCTATCTGTGTAAGAAGTTAAAGAAACAGAGTAGGGTAAAACCGTAGTTAAATCTGAATCATCAAATGTTATTGAATTTGGTTTCGAAAAAGCGAATCCTGTAGTTGATGACCCATGAGTGATCGACAGAGTTTGAAAATCTGGGAGTAGACCACTTATCATTTGCATTTTTTGCAAGTGCAAGCCACTTAAATCTACCCCAGTTAAAGTGCCGATTAAATTTATATTTTCTAAAAAATGATCTACCTTTCCTTGTATGTAGACAGGTTCAACAGACTGCCCAACCAAAGGAGTAGGACTAGGAAAGTTATAAGAACCATATGTAATTGCTTCACTCATCTTTAAGAAATAAATAGTTGATAGTTCTTGTTGCTTGACCTTCTCCAAGATTTAAAGTTATTGAATCAGATGTAATATGTGTGATATCTTCATTCACTAATTCTGTTAACTCTTCCGTCTTTTCTTCTAATATTGTTTTTGCTTGATAAATACCTGCACTTTGACTAACTACTGCCTGTGCAGACACACTAGCATTACCAACTGTTTTTAAATTTTTTGTTACAACTTGTTCTTTTAGGTTTTGTAAATCTAAAAATTTCTCAATTCTATTGATTTGATGTGTTTTATTCAATGTTTTTTTTAATTTTAAAACGCCATCGTCGTTATCTTTATAAGAATCGTCTGTTGTGAACATAATAGTTTCAGAAATATTACCTTCTGATTTAGCAAAGTTCGTGTTCCTAGATTTTTCATAGATAGGAACAGTAGGATGAAAAAGTCTAGCAATCCTAGTTTCTTGGAAAGGTTGTTCTCTAATCCAAACAGCTTTTGCATTAACAAATTTTTCTTTATTATTTTTTCCTAAAGAATTATATCGGATATTTAAAGTATATTCTTTAAATTTACCAGCTTTAGTCTCTGCCCCAGTGTAAGATATTATTTCATCTTGAGATGATGGGTCTGTAGTAAATTTTACAGTTAAAGTTGCGGTATATCCATCTCTAGATATGCCCTTAGAAATAGAAGAGGGAGAACCAAATTCACTAGCTTCACTCGCTTTTAGTTCATCTATTATTTCCCCAATAGCTGTATTTAAAACATTCTCAGAATCCTGTCTTAAAGCAGATAATTGTATATTAAAAGTTTTATTAACAAAACCTTGTTTAGTTATATCTATAGATTGAGTTTCTTTTCTCCCGACATTTTTTGCGGTATCTACAAAAGAAGTAGAAACATCTTCATTTAATTCTACAGATAAACCAATTAGATCATAAGTTTCACTAATAAGTCCTCGAAACTTGTCATCTAACCTCGCATTTTCTGAAATACCATCTTCTTGATATCCAAAGTCAGGTCTATTTGCAAAATAGTAATTCGTTAAAAATACTTTTGCGTCATTTAAAAATTGATCTCCCGCTTCTTGCTTATATGTGAGACCTATTTTTCTTTTTGAAGTGTATTCTCCTCCAGATCTACTAAAATCATAAGACTCTGAAAAATCTTCAACTAATTGAGGGTTAGGTATATATCTTGTGAAAGATGTATTAGAATAATCATCTAATCTTCTGGATTCTTCTATTGTTATTGTTACAACTTCAGAACCAACTAAAGCTCCAGCTTCAAAATCAAAAGATTGTATTCTTCCATTGATGTAATCATCTGCGCCAATACGAGCTACTATATTTTCTCTACCGTAAGCGTGAACTATTGCGTCTCTTCCTTCTATTAGAACTGTATCATGATCTACTATGTTGATATCTGAAATATCAATCTGATAAGTTCCTACTACTTCATAGCCAAATAGTTCTTCTTCAGTTGCATAACTGTAAGTTATATTAACCGATGAAGATAATACATTGTTGACTATTAAAGCTGCCATTGTTAACTTCCTTGTGCGCTTTCTATTTTGGCTTTAGCATCTAAGATCGTATCCTGCGCCTGTCTAACTACCTTCTCAGCATCTAGTAAAACTTGTGTGTTTTGCTCTATTAAATCTGCAACTTTTTTTGTTTCTTCAGCATCCTTTTTTATAAGATCGCCAAAATTACCTAGACCAGTAGTAGCATTAACCATACTTTGATACATGTTTTTCATTTCTACCGCTAGATTTTTAGTATCTTCTTCGGTGAATAAGCCCGCCAAGTTATCGTTTGCGATTTTGAGTCTGTCTTTTAAGCTTTTTGCTTCATCATCAAGTTGTTTGACTCCATCACTTACGTCTACACCTGCGTCTTTGTAGAATCCTTTAGTTCCTCCCTTGACTTCATTACCAATTACTCCTACAAGTCTTTTACCTTCTGCTGATTTCGCTGACGCTCCGATTCCTGCTTCTAAGGTAGTTTGAAGAACTTTTGCGAGTTTCTCTGCCCCAATGCTAGGATCGAATTGTTGTATTAAGTCTCCTATCTTAACTCCGAGACCCTGATCATCGAACTCAGACATTAGTTGACCTAACTTTTCAGGGTCCATTCCTGCTCCTTTATTTATTTCGTTTACGATTTCTGAAACTTGTTGTCCCATAAAGTCCATGTCTAAAGCTTCTCCTCCGAAGACGGTTGCTATTTTATCTGATGCTGCTTGAATAGATGACTGCATCAGAGCCGCTCTAGCTTCTGCGTTTTTCCTCTGTGCTGCTTCTATCTCATTGATTGTCTTTTGGAACCCTATATAAGCTTTCTTTACATTTAATTCAAAATTATCTGAGGCTTTATCTAGAGCTATAGCGCTATCTCCTGCTGCTTCATTAAACGCTTTGGCATCTGCGATAAGATCTTCACTTTCTCCAGAGACATCCTCTCCAGTTCTAAGTTTCTCTGCCACTCCCTTAACTCCTTCTGCTGTAAATCTAGAGTTCGCTAGAACATTTTTGCCAGCCATTCCTGCTTGATTTTCGGCTGCTGAAACCGCTGCTCTATCTGCTTGGATGCTCGCCATAGTTTCAGCTTGACTTGCTCTTAATACGTTTGTCTTTTGGTTAAATCCAAATTCGTCTCCTGTTCCCTTCCCAGTAGGAGTAATCCCCGCCATCATGCTACCTAACTGTGCATTTTGAAGATTTTTACTTGCTGCCGCTAAGAGTTTTTTATTTGAGTCAATTACTTTTGCATGTGATGCAGCTAATGCTTCCTGCGCTGCTGCCAGTTTTTTGTTGGCTTGTTTTATTATTTTCTCTCTACCTCGTTGGTCTTCAAGTTGACGGCCATTAAGTTTCGCTCCTTTATTTACTACAAATTCTAGCTTTTGATTTGCTGAATTAAGATTCTTATAAGCAATCTCTAATTCTTCAGCGGAAATTTTACCGTTTTTTTGTTGCCGTTGTGCCAAAGATAGCTCTAAACCATATCTATCTATATTCTCTTGTGCCTCTACTAGACTTTGAACAAACTCTGGAGTGGCGTTACCCGTCTCTCTCATTCTTTCATCAAATAGATCTAGTGCTGCATCGCGTCTTTGTTTGCCATCTTTAGTATCATCTGTTAAATTTTCCCCAAAACCTGCTTTCTCAAGAATTTTTGGGAGTTGCATGTCTGTGTTTTTTCTGGCAAGCTCAACAGGACTTAGATCTTTCTCTAACTCCTCTTGTGTCATTTTCCCACCAGCGATGGCTTCACCCGCTGCTGATCCTGCCATACCACCAGCCGCTCCGAGTAACGCTCCAGCGACTAAACCTATAGCCGTTCCAAAAACAGGAACAATAGATCCTATAGCGGCTCCTGCCGCTGCTCCTGCTAATGCTCCACCAGCACTTCCAACGATTTTCCCCGTATTTCTCTTCCTCTCTTCTTCTCCAATATCTGATCTATTAGCATTACGATTAAGCTCGAAACCAGCACCCCCAACTGTTAAAGCTGTTCCAATAAGACCCAACCCTTTTGGGCTTTTGGCAAACTTTCCAATTCTACCCCCGATTCCTTGTTTTGCATTTTGGGCTGCGGCAAATGCCCCCGCTTGAGTTCTAACTCCTCCTACTTTTTTATTATTAGCTAATGAAGCTTGGGCGCGAGCCGAACCCTTTCCCTCTCCTCCTCCTCCTCCAAAAGTTCCAAGAATTGCAAAAGTTGAGGCGACACCCGCGAATTTATCTAATGAGCCAGCCGCTCTTTCAAGTAATGATCTTTCTGCAATTCGATTTTGGGTAGTTCTTTTCATCTCCAAAATCTCTTGCGCTCTCAAAGTAACAGATTCTTTTATTTTGCCGTTTTCTTCATCTAAAAGAAGTTTTGTATTTATTCTCTCATCTAAATTAGCTTGCATGGCCGCATGTTGTTGCTCCATGCTTGCTGTGACCATCCCACTAACAGCACTTAAAGCGAAAAGACCAGTAGTCGCTTTCCCCATTTTATTTTCCATGCCCCCAAGACCCTTGGCTACTGATTTTGTCTTGGTATCAAGCTTGCTTAATCCTTTTTTAAATGTTGGGAAAAGTTTTGTCAAAGCTGCTCCAACATTATAATTGGGAACAAATCCACCAGCAAACATCCCAACACCATCACGCTCTCGCTTTATAGCATCTTGTAAACCATTGGGTTCATCTCTTAAATTAGTTACTGCAACAGGCTCACCTTTATCATCTTTGTGAACTCTCATCAGAGAAGTAGGAACTCCACCTCTTTTTGTGAAGTTTGGTATAAACCCTCTAGCCTTCCCTTTAGCTTTTTTCTTTTTGTTTGCTTCTCTATGGCGAGCCATATCATCAGCATAATTTGGATTATGCCTTAATATTTTACCAACAAAACTATCAACAGTATCTTGAGTAGCTCCAACTTTCATATCTGCAAAAGATATGCTTGGAGGACTACGAAATATTTGACTTACCTCACCGTTCCCTACAGTGTTCAACTGTCTGACATCCCAGTCTGCGCCACCTTTTGCCGCTTTAAATTCTGCCAAACCTAAAGCCGAAAACACAGCGGCTTCAAATGCTGCTCCAACAGCACCCCTTATCGCACCATGCGCCCCTCTTTGCCCACCCTGAGACAGTCTGCGGTTTATGTCTGATGAATTCGCCTTATTATTTTTACCTTTCGGTATAACTAATAAGTTAGCATATTTAGTCGCAGATTTTACTACACTATCTTTTATTCTTTGCTCAAGTTTAGAATCGTAAGGCTCCGCAGCTTTATCAATGCTTTCTCCATGCATCATGGGGGCAAACGGTCTAATTGTAGAATTAAGTTCATAGGGGTATCTATTACCACTCACTTTAGAAGAGCCTTTTTTGATACTTTTTGCTGCCGCCCCCGCTCCCAGCGAAGGAACTAAAAAACCATAAGGAGCAGGTGACACGCTAATAGGAGGTATTTTCTGTGCCGCCCTTGCATCCATTGCGGCTAATTTCTTTTTAGCATCTGCAATTTCTTCTGGAGTCTTTCTCCCACTCTTATTATTTATAATTGATTGGTAATTTCTCCTTGAATAATTCGGGACAAACCCTTTTGGGTATCTTGGTATAACAGCAGAGTCTCTACCTCCAGCAAAGTTAGGAACCTCCATTTCTTGGTTATTCATGATGAACTTCTGTCCACCAATTGTTCCCCTACCCATGTGAGCTTTCACACTTGGGCTAGCCCCAAGCATCATTGCTTCAGCTTCCTCTGCTCTAAATCCAGCATTGAATCTTCTTCCTCTCCTACCAGTGAATCCTCTTGAATCGCTAAATCCTCTAACACCTCTAGCAGAAGCAGCAGAGGCTAGATTCCTCATTAGCTGTGCTTGTGTAGTCAGTAAGGCATTTTCTCTTTTTATCGCGGCTATAACAGCTTGCTCTTTTTGAGCCTGACTCATTGTCGTGCTTTCCATTTGTTTCCTCAAAGTAGCATCTCTTTGAAGAAGCCCAACTATGCCGCCCTCAATTTGCTTGACTCTTTCTGTTTGAGTCCCCATTTGGAAAAGACTTTTTAATCCATCTCCAGCAAACCTCGCAATAAGTTTTGTTATTTTTACAAAAGCTACAGTAAATAGAACTATAGCAGGTCCACTTAAAAACGTTCCAATAGCTTTAAAGAATCCTTTTATAAAAGTATTACCCTTTGCTGGGTCTAAAGCATTATCTAAAAATTCAGTAAACTTTGTTGCTATACTTACTATGTTTTCAAGAATTGGCCCGAAGGTTACTGAACCCACCCTCTCGGCTAAACTAGTTAATCCAACAACTAACTTATTAATATTATCAGCTAAACTTTCTCCTAAAGCTTTATTTTTTTCAAAAGCTTCGTTTGTAGCAAATGCTGCTGTTTCAGCAGCTTCTTTAAATATACCAGTTTCACTACTCAAGTCTTTAAGAGCCGCACTAACTACGTTGATTTGAAAAACACCACCTGCTAATTCTTTAATTTTAGAAACGACAGTTGGATCAGATATCCCTTCTATAGCGGTCGATAATGCGCTTAACTTTTGAACACCTGTCTGGGTTGCATCTATTTGAACGCCTAATGCTTTTAGTTCTTCAATTGTAGTTCCTCTGGAAAGCCTTGTAAAAATTGATTTAAATGCGTTACCGATAACGGCTCCACCCCTCGCTGTTTTCTGCTCAACGGCAGTAACCAATCCCAAAAGCTGATCAAAACTAACCCCAGCATCTTCTGCTGTGGAACCAGCACGACTAAAGGCTTCTGCTAAATCTTGCGCTGAAACAGCAAAAGCCGTGTCAACTGCTACCATCTTATTGACGATCTCTGTATGCTTTAAACCAGCAGATTCAAATCCATTTATAGCAGCCGTTAATGCCTTAACAGACTTTTCTGCATCCAATCCAGAAATCCTCGTTAAAACTAGAGCAGACTTTAGTCTAGAAGCTGTCTCTTCAGCGCTTAAACCTTGACGAGCTAATTCTGCTGCTCCGTCTGCAACAGTGCTAAACGATTGACCTGTATCTTTTGCTACCTGAAATATGGCATTTCTAAATTTACTAAAACTCGCTTCTGTAGCTTGAAAGATGGAGTTAACTTCAATAAGTCTTTTTTCGACTTCAATAGTTGTAGATATTAATTTTTTAAAGGATTGAGTAACCCCATTCAAAACGGCAGTTGTTGCCCCGAAAGCAAACACACGGGCAGTAGAGGCATCCAGAGATTTTTGAAATTCTGAAGCCTGTCCTGTAATTCGACCTAAAGCTTGCTTAACCTGCTTTGTAGAAGCATTTAAGCTAGCAGTATTAAGTGAAACATTAAGTGAAGCATTAAAACTTTGAGCCATATAGGTAAATTACACCTATCAGCTTAAAAAGTCCTCTGCTTTAAGCTCGCCACCCCTCATTGCCATTTTTGTCCTCAAGTCATCTACTCCGTGAGATGTTTTAGACTCTTGATGAGGTTTTTCCTCATATTCATAAACCTTTACTGGATCACCTGCAATTTCAGAAGGAATACTTACATTTTTAATTTTATTAAACAAAGCATTAGAATAAACAATTAGGTTCTTTTGAAAACAAGTTAACTTATCAAAAGTGACACCAAAAATTGATAGGGGATTTCCTGTTTGAGCTACATAAAAATCAAAAAAACCTCCATTATAGGAAGCCCTTAAACAAGTCTCTCTTGAATTTAAATGATTAAATTTTGCGAATAAAATAGCTGTTAAAGGCGCTTGATGCTCTTCTTTTAATTTTTCTGAAAAGTCTTTATTTAAAAAAACGGAAGAACTAACCATTTTTTTTATTTTTTTTATTTGGGCAAGATGTTCTGCGCTGTAATTTGTAATTTTAGCTTTCTCATCTTGGATCTCTTTTAATTCCTTTCTTTGAGATTCAATCTGATTGTTAAAAATCTTTCTTTGATTTGCGTCTTCTATTTTAGATAAAGCAGCTTCGGATTTTTTTATCATCCAAATAGTAGATTTTAACTTGTCTTCTTTTTTTTCGCTCCAAGAACCAATATTTATAGCAGACTGAACTAACTGTTCAGATGTCTGAATACCAGTTTTTACTGATTTCTCTATTTCTTGTTTCTCTTCAAAATCTAGAGATAGCACATCTAATATACTAAAGTGCTTAAAATAATAATTTGTATTTAGATATTCTAATGTAGAATACCCTTGCAATATTTCTAATAAATCAACTGAATGTGACTCATCAGTCTTGCTCATCTTCAAAAACTTCTTTTAATGCAGCATCAATAGACTTTTGATCATTGCCGTAATTATTATACCAAACGCTTAGAACTCTAACTAAAGTTTGATATGATTTCTCAAAAAGTTTTTGTTTTTTAAGAAATTGAACATCTTCAACGTCATCGTCTTTTTCTTGAAGTCTTAAAAGATAGCTTCTTTTTTCTACATAATTTTCTCCTTTAAAGAATGGAAATAATTCTTTTTTATCATCTTCCTTTAAGCTCTCCTCAAAAAAGGTAAAATTAAGAATAAACCACTCAATAAGTTTTTGTTCTGCTTTCGAGTCAGCAGTCTGACTGAATTGTCCTCTCAAACTAGTCTCGTAATCTCTAATTTGAGTCTGCGTTGATGCAAATGCAACCTTTGCATCCTCAAGCTGTTTCTTTTGCTCTTCGCTAAGTTCTTTTGCTTCTCCAAAAAACTCGATTACCCTAGCAGCATCAGTATTTTCCACAACTAATTCTCCAATAATATCCTCTGTTCTTTTTGAGGTCATCCCTCCAAGATCCCCCATCTTTTTTGCCAGCATAGCTTTTGTTAAAAAACCAGCATTAATAAATTCGTTGTATTTCTGACCATAGAAAAACTCGGCATCTTCTACGTCTGCAACACTAGGTTTGGCCACAACAACCCTAGTTTTAATAGAACTTTTAACTTTTTTAGTTGTTTCAACAGGCCCGTTTTTAGTCTTCCTTACATGAGGGACTTCTTTCTCAACCTCTCTTTTTACATCAAATGAATATAGCTCTTTCATTAGTAATATTATATGAAATATTAAGGCAAAATCAAAATTTAAAAAATGAAAATGAGTCAATATCGAATATTTTTAGTTTAAATCCCGTGTTAATACTCGCCGCGCTATCAGAAGCAGCTATTAGTGTGTTTATATCCGAAGCAAAGTGAACGTAAGATGGCCCACCAGTAGTAGTAAAGTAACTAGTTAAAAGAACAGCCTCTCCTCCAATTATCAAAAATATTGGATTCCCAGAATCTCCAGTGGTAAGAAGTTCGGCTAAATTATCATAAGGATCTGGCACATTCGTGGGATTAGAATCAAAAGTAGTTGATTTAAATGAAAAGCTATTCACAGCAGTCAATACGTTTAAAGTTAATTTTTTTTCAAAATCAAAACCTGCTACTATAGGCTTGTAATATTCTTCAATTATATCTACGGTTGTTGTTTTTAAATAATCATTAATATTTGAAGGTAAAACCTTTGAAAAAGAAATATTATCTGGAAGTTCTTCGTTTAAAACTCCCACAGAGATATCTTGACTAGCATGATCTGCTGTAGCAGAAATTGTTCGTGAAACCCAAGTTCCATCAGGATCAACAAAATAAACAACATCAGAAGCTTGCAATTTAAAATGCTTCGCCATTATAATATGTCTTTTTGTAATTGCTGTTGCTCCTCTTTGTCTAAAATCTAATGGAACACCATGCCCACGATTGTTCCAAACAACAACTGAGGTGAAATCAATATCTTTACCCCAAAAATCAGTTGAACGAGCAGCATTAAATCCTCCACCGTTTAATGTTCCATTCGGGTTTGTAAAAGATTCTAACATACTAGCATTAGCAGCTATACTCATTGTGTTGGTGATATTATCGTTAATTTGTGAGGTAGAATGTTTTGCTAAAGAGTTTTTTGGTCGGCCTGTTACAGAAAGTGACAGTTCTGAAGTGCCATTTTTATGAAAAGATAAAGAATTTATACTTTTATCAGTGGCTCCATTGGATTTTCCTGTTATATCTAACCCATTCGCGATTAAAGTCTGATCTTTGTAATAAAAAAATGTGCTGTTCGCATAATCATAATGGACTTCTAAATCAAAAGGAACTCCACTTTGATAACCTGCAAAAAAGTTTCCGCTTTGATCAAACAAATAACCGTCTGCCCCAGAAAATGTTATTAAATTAGAAGAGTAAAATTTTCCACTCTCAAATAAAGATAACTCAAAACCACTATCAGGACTATCTATAATCAAAGATATGTCATATATAGCATTTTGATAATTGGAGAAACTTTCATTTATAATCATTGTATTATGGGGAAGTAGTAAGAAAAGGTGACGCTAGTATTATCATCCAAAGAAGTTGATTCATCCACTGTCTCTAGACAACATCCACTAATGGAAAAATCCATAACAGAAGTATCATCTTCTCCTTTTAAATCAATTTTAATTACACCACTTTGGCAAACTAAACTAGATAGATTAACCCCTGTAACTTCTGTCTTTAAAACAGTAAAGCTTAAATCACCTGCGGCTGGTAACTCAGGATATCTAAACCTTGGGGTTCTTGTCCCTAATCTTGTCTTAGGGATTCTTGGCGTATTTACGCTTAATGAAAAATCTTGTATATTCAAACTTGCCGTATCAATACCCTCGTCCCCATTTGTTATTGTTGTTATCTCAATATCCTCTGGCCTAAAAAAACCTCCAAAACTATCATTTGTTTGGTCTTTTCTTTCTAAAGCTCCAACGGGACTAAAAATAGCAGCATCTCCCTCGTATGTTGCAGAACCTCTTACTAAATCTCCTACAGAGCCATTCAAAGAATAATCAACAATAGAGCTATCTAATATATCGGTTTGACCAGCGAGATCTTTTATTGTAAAATCAATTTTACCTGTGTTTAGAAACCCGAAATGTATTGCTTGATTGCCTTTACTGTAAGGTTTATTTAGGAAGAAACTATAAAAAGGGTCTATACCAGTAGCTCCAGTTGTAAGCATTATGTCCATGCTCAAAGTAGTAGTCTGATTAGAGCCTAGTATTCTCTCAGAAGCATTCAAGTCTCCTAGCCTCCTTATTTCAGATACCTGCTTATTTGTAGAAATACTTAATGAATTAATAGCTGGTAGCCGCCCATCAGGTATTGTATTTACAAATACTTGGACATCACTAGAATTAATTCTTTCTATAGACATATACTTAGTTTACACAAAAAAGCCCCGCATTTCTGCGAGGCTTTTTGTGTTTAAGATTTTTGGACTTAATACTAAGTTCCGTCAGCAGCAGAGTATGGTCCCTTAACTTGGTTTTTCTTATAGAAGTATCCACGGGGGAAATTCCTACCTCCAAAGCTTGTTCCATAGTGATCAGGAAGATTCGTCTCACCTCCATTGGTGCAAGCCCCTGAATAAAAGAAGCCTTGATCAATTTGGTTATCTCCACCAATTTGAGTAGAGAATGTTAAATCAATAGTCTCATTATCATCAAGTCCTTGAGAGAATCCTTGTGAATCCATAACAGCTTTTTGCATGATATATCTATGCTTATCTGTTCCATCTTCTCCTTTAACATTCAACGTAATGTTAGTGGTTTCGTTCCCAGCAGCACCAGTCAAAATCTTATCAACTTGACCTGCACTGAAGTTCTTAAGAAGCGCACTAACAGACATTGTTACGTTAATTGGGAAGTCTAAAGGTTTGGCTACCGCTTTCGCAGAACCAAGAGCCTCAATTGGAGTTCTTGAAAGAGGCACTTCGATTGAAGCGCTCTGAACATGCATGTCAGTCAAATCCGTTCCACCAAATGTGAAATCACCATCACTAAATGTAAGAGTTACATCCTCTGGACGAAGGACTAAAACACTCATGTTACCAGTGCTAGGAACACCAAGCATAAGCTGACCCGTATCCGCTCTTGCTCCTGCTTTATTTAAAGAAGGGTTATAGATTCCAGAGTTACCAGTATCAAATGTAATGTTTTCTGCCGTTCCATCAATATCGACTCTTGGGATTTCTCCGACAGCAAAATTAACGGTGTAACTTTCGAAGTTGCAGTTTCCTAAAGATACAACATCCTGAGAATCTAATTCTGCGGTCGTATAGGTTCCAGTTGGATCTGTAAGGAAGGAGCCTTGGTTAATGCCTTCTTTTCCTTTTACATCACTTGCGCTTGTCCCAACAGTTGAAAAAGCGTCTGACCCCTCCTTAGTTGTTAAAACAAAAAGGTTCTTTTCTCTCTTGTCTGGATCTTCAGCAAGAATGCCAGATATAAACTGACTTTTTAATACGTTACCGTCGGTAATTCCATTTGTTTGAAAGCCTAAATTATATTCATTTTCTCCGTCACCTAAGAAATAACCAAGGGAGAAAGAAGGGTTTAAATCACCAAGTGTGATTGTTCCGATTCGTGCTAACTGACCAAATTCTCTAATATCTTGCCGTCCACCAGCAATATCAATATCAAAAGAGAAAGTGTCAACACGATGAAGTTGAGGTGGTTTTACGCCAGAGTGAGACTGTATTGAAGCGCCTAAATCGCCAATTAAGCCAGTGTTTGAAACGTAAACCGCTTTACTTTGAGAGATTACTCTCGTTCTAGATTGATTAGAAGCCATGTTAATTTAAATTAAAGTGAATTGTTTACACTTTCTTACACGGATTTATAATCTAGGGAAACGATAAGTGCATAATTCAAAGTCAATATATCCTACAGAGATGTTTTTATTCAGATTCTCCCTAATTCTCTCTGAGACTATTTTAGACACAGAAACCTCTTGTATATGGGACTTTGTTGGATTTGATTGAGATGCTACCAAATTATCGTAACTATAAGGAAAATCTTTCAAAGAGAAAGAGAAACCATATGGGAAATCTTCATATGGAATATGCGTAATATCTCTTCTGACAGTATCTCTAAATAGAGAAAGAACAGAATCTAATGTGTAATTATCAAAAGATAACACCATTACTCGCATTCTTGTCCTAGTATCTTCCTCCCCTCCAAAAGAGAATTCAGTGTTATCTGAAGAGGCTACAGAAATAAAACAAGCAGGTAAGAAATATGTGGTTTCGTCATATTCTGCTGTTTTACCATATTGATACGGAAGCTCTGTAGCACTGTCTTTAAAATCTGAGTGAAGAATTATTTGGGCATCCGTATCATTTGTAATATAAGTATTAACTTCTTTTACAGTAGAATTTGCTGTCAGCGCCGTGCTTCCTATCTCAGCGCCAGATGCTTGAGGAAATATTAATCTTCCATTCTCATAATCTGTGAAAACACCTCCGTTCTTGTCGTAGTTGCCAGTAATAAAATCATTCCCTAAAAAGAACCCAGAATTTGGGTTATCTACATTATACTCCCCGACTAAAGATCTATACTTTCCTTGAAAAGCGATATGAGTATCAGGAACATCTGAGAAAGATCCAGAAGTAAAAGCATTATCTAAGTTGATTTGATATGCTTTAGCAGAACTACCTAACAAGCGGTTCTCAAACCATAGGTAGAAACTTGACAAAACATTCTGATCAAACTGCGCCTTCATTTATCTAATCTTAATAATTTCTGTTTAAAATCTTTTGTTAATTTACCAACATATGGCATTCTTTTAAAACTTACACCAGAAGACCTATTTTTGGCTTGTATACCTGTTCCAGAAGTAGAACTATCAAACCCTGTAGAACTAAATAAATATTGTCCCAAGTTAGTCAATCCCCCCTCTTCTATACTTCTAGCCCAGCTTTTGCCAGCCATCCAAGGTATTGGAGTTAATCCATATATTTCTTCAATGCTTGGAATAAAGAAGGTGATTTGATATTTTCCTGAATTATTTTTCCTTCTTACCTTAAATTTTATTTTTTCACTAAATATTTTAGATATAATCTGAGTTGGATTATCTCCTGAAGAAAAACCTATAAAGGAAAATAGGTTACCGTATCCCCCTAAAGTTCCACTGGTGTTAGATGCTCTAGGCCCAGCGTCAAGCTCTATTGTTATTGGATGAGCTTCAAATTCCTTAATTAACTCAGATTGTCTTTCTTGAATTTTGGGATCAATCAAGCCTCTGATGGCCATCGCCATGCTTTTATTATTAGGTGAATCTACCGTTAGCTCTCTAAGTAATTCTTTTGCGTTGACGGTTACTACTGGGGTAGAGACCGACATAAAATCTCTTCCAGCCATTAGTTTTCACGTTTTAAAAATATTGAATAAAATTGAGTATCAAATGGGCCAATAACCTTTGCGTCTCCATCTACAACATATAGTTCATTATCAACCTCTATCTTTGAACAAATTTTAATTTTTTCATAAGCTGCTGCTTTTACTTTGATTCTAATTTGTCCCTCAGATCCAACTAGATTCATTTGCCCATTACCATCAATGATATCTTCTTTTTGCTCGTTTTTATAATATACTCTAGCACTGTAAGTATATCTTTCGAGAGTTTCTTCTGAAGATATTTTCGCTACATCTTTCCTCCTACCATATAGAGGATTATAATTTAATTCTACAGGAACACTTGAGACTTCTTTTACATAAACATGAATATCTCTAGCAAAAGTATCGTGAACGTCACTTAATGCTGAATTAATAGCTGTTTTTTCTGCGTCTGTAAGAAGTGAGGCCATAGTGTCATGTTAATGTCCCAGATAGGGTGTAAGTGCCATCGGTTCCTGCGACTTGAATAGGTGAAGATTTTTGGTAATTGTATTGATATAAAAGATCATTTAATCTTTCGCTCGTCTCAACAGACAAATCTCTATATGTTTTAGCAACAGAGTTTTTATTTTGTCTTTGTATAGTTGTATCACCCTCTTTTATAGTAACCCAATCAACAGAATCAGAATAAGTAAATGATCTTAGAGATTCTCTAGCAGATTTTTGATAATACCAAAGTTCATAAAGAGTCCCAAAGATACTCTTCTCCACATCTGCTAAACCTGTGCCATTCATTCTGATAGCACCAGTTGAGTTCACTTCGAACTCTTCATGGATGAGACCATTAAGCTCTCCAATGTTAGTTTCTAGCCACCCAGAAACAAAACCAACATTATATGACCCTGTATCATTAGGGAAATCATATGTTACGATGTCAGTAGCTAAAACTCCAAGATCATTCATTATTTAAAAGCCGTCCTTAAATAACCTTACAGTAGAATCATAGTCTGGGGAACTTGGATCTAAAATTGGTTTAGCAGAACCTTGAACAGTAACGTTATGTTTTTGCACATAAAAATCAAACGACTTCATCAAAGACTTCCTAAGTAGATTCATATTCCTTTCTCTAGGAACCCCTACCCTAGCAGCTAAATCAGTTAATTCTGAAGCCGAGGATGCCTCTACGCGCTGTTTGAATATGTCTCGGTGCAAAGTTCCATATGGATTCATTTGAGGCATTCCTAGGAGTTCCTCAAGCTCTTTGACTTTTTCGATTTGCTCTTCTTTTTTACTTCGATCTTTGCCATCTGTTACATCGAATTCCTCCAAGTGTTTTTTCTCAATTCCTTTAGAAACTGGCATAGCCTCAAGACTCTTGTTTTTAGCACTCTTCTTTTTACTCATAATATATAATACCTAAATTTTGATATAAATCAATAAAAAAGAGCCGCCCCTTTCGAGGCGACTCTCTTTATAAGTGTTATGGTCTTGCTTATACGCAAAGTCCGATAAGAGCAGTATTGTCGATGCAAATACGACCCTCTTCAACTTTACCGTAGTAACCAATCTTGTTCTGACGAACAGAGAACTGGTCATCAACAAGAACTTGAAGCTCAGATGGAGATCCTTCACCAACAACAACAGGGCGAATAAGGGAATCCTTACTCCTGTCGATACCGATAACAATCTCGTCATCACCTGTTACCCAAGTTCCAGAACCACCACCACCGATAACAGTAGCACCTTCAGATGCAACGATAGCACCAAAGAGCTTGTTAAACAGTTGGCCGTTACCCATCTGGTTGATTTCCATGATGTTAATACCATAGAAGGAAGGAAGACCAGCAGCGCTGTAAAGCTCTTGACGAAGGGCTTCTGGAGCCATTTGTCCGTCAGCGGGAGTTCCACCAACAGGAGCAGCAGCAGTGCTTACAGGGTTGTAAGCCATTGCGCGGAGTTCCTCAACCATTTCTGGAGAAACCAGAAGGTCGGTGATACCAGACTTAACGCCACCAACAGGAGTTCCTCCACTGAAGGAACTGTTGATACGCTTACTCTTGGTGATCAAGTTATTGAAGTCAGCAAGAACAAAACGATCTGCTGCTGCGGAACCAATGATGCTTCCACCAGCGGAACCACTTGTTCCAGTAGCTTTAACCAGAGCGGTTGCAAGCACGTTGAAAGCAGTTTTCGTTTGTTTCATTAAAACTTCTTGAGCCATCCGAGTGAAGGTCTTGCTAACAACATCAAGACGCGCCTTACGGACATACTTGCGATCAAATGCAAGCGCACTGTCCAAGGTGTAAGTCGAGAACTTGAGTTCGTTGTGAGCAGGGAATACCTGACTATAAGGAAGGCCACCAGCGACCTGTTGAGAATACACCTCGATGTAATCCTCACCAGTGATATCGTGGAAAAGGTCTAAGGGCAAAGAAGGATTGTCATCTTCTCCATAGGAAAGGCTGGTATACAGATTTCCAATGGTAGGAGCGTTATTAATAACTTCCGAAACGACTGGTCCAAGCAAGTCTGCGACTGCTGCCTGTGCCTCATAAGCCTCTTCACGATTATTAGATCCCATTGCTCGGATAAGAGCTAACTGATCTTCAGTTCTTTTAATTGTGATTTTCATGATCGTAAAATATTAGCAGCTAAGTTTAAGAATTGCGTATGCACCAGCGAAAGCATCGGTAGTGCTACCTTGAGATTCCCTATTACCAGTAGCGATAAAGGTTCCGATAGAGTGAACGTGATGCTGACCGTGGGTAGCAGCAGTGCTGGTCACTCCAGTGATGGTTCCATTTAAAGAAGGAACAGCATATTGGTTGACTGTAGGTGAAACACCGTTAGTCAAACCCCTTGTGTTAATAGTGAAGATCCCTTTCGTAGCGATAGGAACAGCTTCACCAGAAACAACACACTGAAGTTCTTCTTTTTTCTGTGGATAATAAAGTAAATTCTCTCCATTTTCATCCTTATTACGAACATCTCGTAAAAGAATTCCCAAAGCCTTTTCGTTGCCTCCAGTTGATTCCATTTTAGTTACCTTATAAGGAACCTCTGGATAGAGCGAAAGACCCTTGCCTAAAGTATTGAGGAACGAGTCAGAATCGCCTCGCTCAACATACTGGACAGGCTCATTATCTAAGTTAGCAGCGCTAACTTTGACAACGGAACCTGCTTCACCTGTTTCGGCATCGAGAGAATAGAAGTTAATAACATCATTCTCGTCATATTGACGAAACGGCAATAAACGTGTAATTTCGTTAGCCATAATTGATTAGTTTGTTTTGTTTTTTTTAGTTAGAAACTTCTACTGAGAAGTTCTTCTTCAGCCTCTCGACGAAAGAAATTTGTTCGCTAGCTTCTGCGTTATTATTAGGGATGGAAGCCTCGGCCTCATCTCCTTCAACTTCAAGCGCCTCTTCAGGCTCTTCTTCAGTTGCTTCCACTTCCTCTTCAATGTCATCTCCCTCTTCACGGCTAGCTACAGCTTCGTCAATGCGAGCTTTAATTTCAGCTTCCTGAGTTTCGATGTTCTTTTTGAGTTTGTGGGCAAAAATAACTTCAAGCTTATCTTTGTAATTGTTAAAGTCTTCATCGGAAGAACCAAGCTCCTTGACTTCTGCGGTAACTAAGGCAAGCTCTTTTTCATTAAGCTCGTAGTCGCTGTCAATAAAGTTCATACGGTCATTAAAAAGATCCACAGCGGCTTTGGCCTCTACTTCGTTTTTAAGAGTATTGAGTTCTTCTTTAGTATGCTTGAAAGAGTCTTGTAACTCTGCAAGCTCCGCTTCGGCTTTAGCCTTGGCTTCCTTTTCAACTTCCATCTTGGATGTCCAAGACTCGTTGTGTTCTACGAGAGTATCACGGATAGTCTCGCTAACAGTTTTAGCCTCTGAGCCTTCCTTCACTGCGGAAGCAACGCTCTTGGACAACTGAGTAATAAGTTGGTCGAATTGTTCTTTATCCATATTAAAAATGTTTTTTAATTTGTTTGACTTTACATTAATATTAGTGTTTCGGGAAATTTTTTCTAATTTTTTATCACTTGAGTCATCTTTAGTTGTATAAACTCCTGTGACAGCAGCGGCTGGGTTTTTAGTTAAAGCCGCTCCTAATGGATACGTTTGACCAACAATCAATCTATTAACAGGCTCGCCTTCTGGATTTTCTCCTTTGCCACCTAAACCCTTGACATATTGTTTTAGGTCTTCTTTTTCTGCACCTGTCACAACAGTTGAATCTTGTAAAAATTTAGATCCAACAGCTACTTCAAATTCTTTAAATGCTAATTCCCAGCTAGTAGAAATACTTTGATAGGTTTCGTTATCTTCATTTGAAGCTTCTTCAATTGCCTCTGCTAATTTTGGGTAAACTGACTTATAAATTAAACCAGCAGCATTCATGTAGAATGGCTCCTTTTTGTCGGCGTAAGATTCAATATCGTTATTTTTAAAGTCAAACTCTCGTTCTGAGAAGGACGCATTAATCATGTGGCCGACGATTTTATCTTTTTTATGTTCGATATTAATCGGTTTATTGATAAATCTTTTTATAGCAGCTATGGCAGTCTTAGCGTCGATGCCATCGCCATTTTTGTTGAACTCATTAACTTTTGCTAAGTTAAAGACAACAGGTAAAACATCAATATTTTGATCTGGGTCAAATCCCTCTGGCAGCAGTGATTCTGCGGCTTCTTGAATATTTGCCTGAGAGAGTCCGAATGCTTCGAACTCTTCATCTTTTATCTCTCTTACCTTGCCTTCAAATAAACAAATATTAAAATCATCCAATGACATACTTCTTCTTACACAGAAATTTGAGTTGAATGATATAAAATTGCAGAAGACAAGTCATCTAACTGATGTTGAGAACCCAATTCAAGAACCTTGGCATTGACATTTAATAAACTTATTTTGTCTAAATCTTCTACTATTTCAGTTAAAGTAGGCTCCCATTCACTTGCGTCTTTTGCTATAACAATAGATTCACAAACTTGAGTAACCATTTCTTTTTTTTGCTTAGACATCCGTTTCAAACCGAATTTAGAAGCAAATTCTTTAAAGGCTAATAGTTCAAATTCATTTAATCTTTTAGTTGCCTCGACAATATTCTTTTTTGAATAATTTGAGTTTGATACTCCTACTGGTCTACCACCAGAAGGCGAGACAGGTTTCTCTTCTTTTTTTTCTGGCTCTGATGAAGTTTCACCATCATCATACAAATTTATTGTATTAACTAAGGGCATGTAGTGTCCCTTTTCTCTATCGTCTACAAATTTCGTTTGAGCCGCTTCCATATCTTTCCCTTGAGGGAAAACTCCAGTATGAACAACTTGCATCCCTTGTTCTGGGGTAAGAACACCAAGCTCCATAAGTCTCGTTGCTAGCTTGGACAAGTTATTATCATCCATCGTATCTGTCTTTGCAAACTTCGCTTCTGGGAAGCTACGCAAGCCAGCAGCCTTACAGATTCTTCTAATTTCTGGATTAATAAAGTCATGCAAGAAAGATCTCCTAGACTCTTCAAGCCTTTGGAAGAAAACCTTCATTTTCATTGTGGCATCAGAATACTTTGAATCGCCAATCAAAACATTTTGCAAACCATCTTCAATGTCTTTGTTAATAACTGCATATTTTTCTGGCCCAACAACTTTTCTAATATCAGGAATGATAAAATCTGCTTTAGTAGTATAATCAGAAACAAGCACACGACCTACGCTTTGATTTTTAAATATCTGCTGCATAGCTGCTAGATTTCTATGATTTACTCCTCCCTTGTCTGGCTCATTACCCATCGTGACAAGTAACACAACATTCTCAATAGATCTACTAATTGCCTGATCAATGTTTTTTAATTCTATTTTTCTATTGATATCGTCTAGAACAGAATAACCGACTGGAACAGCCATCGGCTCATAGTCTTGTTTTTTAGAAAAGACTACATGTAATAACTTAGGATCTAATTTAATTTGAATCCTTGTCATTGCATATTGATTCTTCCCGTTGGTAAGTGCTTCTTGCACATCTTTTGGTAAAGATTTAAACATCTCTAACTCATGATCTGTCTCTGGTTTTTGGAGCCTAGAGATCTCAAAAGGAGTTAAGACTTTGAAATATTCATAACCACTAAAAGAAACCGAACCTTTGGTCGCTATATCTGTAGGGTTAATCAGTAAATATTTTATAGGAATTTCTTTTCTCGCGCTTGCCCCATATGCCTCCAACATTTTTTGAGAGTTTTTGAGTGGTATTTTTCCATCCACTCTATAAAAGAAGACATTTCCCGATCTGTAATATTCTCTAAAATATTGTTCTTTTAAGTTGTGCATCCTGATTCTCTTGAACCAAGCATCAATAAATTTTCTTGATTTATCATTACCCCCCTCTAAATAAATATCAGAGTCTGCAAACTCAGACAATAGATCTACAGTCCCCCTAAATGACGAAATATTAAAGTAAGCTTTCTGACAAAGTTCTACCGCCTCCCTAGTGTCTGCCCCTCCTTTTTCATAATTAAAGGGTAAAATACCATTTTTAATATTTTCAAATTTGTTATCTAACCCCAAAGTCGCTACTGCGTTGGTTCGCGCCTTTGTTCTGGCTGTTGGAGAAGTCAAACGTGAAGCCTCGCTTGAACTAAAAATAGGTTCGCCAATTAGCTCTGGGCTAAAACCATCTTCTTGTGGGTTTAATAAATTTTCTATGGGAGTATCCGTCTTGTTGAATTTTTCCCAATACTCTGATCTTTTGGTATATTTACGAGGCATATGAAAGTTTACACTAAAGTTATAAAAGTTACTTTGAAACTTTTCAAATCGCAAAGGGAATAAATGTTCCTTCTGGTTTCTGCTCTAAAGATGCATTCTCAGCATCAAAGAATACTTTTGCAAACCAATTCCCTAGAACTAAAGAAGAATAAGAGTCTTTTCTAGCTCTATTCGGGCCTTTCTGTCTTCTTAAATTTTGAGGTAAGTTAAATGATTGAGAGCCTTGGGGGTTAGCAATAACCTCAATGTTAGCGCATTCCGACTTTGTAAGTTCAACCACATACTTTTGGTGGTCTATGAAATCAATCATCATAGCTCCCTTAGAAGCCTTGGGGGATTTTATGTCCCAGTTTAATTTATCTATAGGCAAATTCTTTTTTCTTTGCTCATCAAAGTGAGAGTCGATTGCTCTAGAAGCAAATAAAATTCTTTTATGGTCTATCGCTGCTTGCAACATCTCATTGGCATTTCTAATCCAGTTTGATGTAGGTTTTCTTAAGATGCAGTAATTCCTTTCTCTTAAGTTATATTGATTTTTAAAACTTGTTATATCTGTATTCCAGTTCTCTGGCTTCTCTAAATCAACATCAATCACACCTATGTTTATATTCTCGTTTTTAAACAAAGCACTTTCGTTACAAGAATTTATAAACTGAACTCCTCCATTATAGTCACCACATATACCTACAATATTAAAATGTTTCAGCAAGTATAGCATATATTCCATATGCTGTTTTAAAGAAACCCCTGCTATGGCATAACCATGAACTAAACAAACTTTTTGTGCTTCTCTGTCTATCTTGAAGACATGCATAGCAAAATGGTCAGCACTTGTGTTCCCAGCCCAGTTTGGGTCAAAAGATAATAAGTATTCATGACTGGGGTTACCAACTACTTCGACAGCGGGTAATTCTCCGTCTGGTATCGTGCAAGCGGCCATCTTTGATAATCTGTAATATCCATCACTCTCATCTATGAATTGTGCGCCAAACTCTCTTTTAAACTGCATTTCACTCATGGTGGCTTTAGCTTGTTTAAGCAGATTCTGATCGTATAGCATTGATGGGGCGCAGTCGTAACTAAGCTGCATTATTAGCCTATAAGCATCATCTTTAAGGGTATCCTCTTCCTCATCTTCTTGCCCATCCCCTTGTCCTTGTATTAACTCTTCATATTTTTTATAGAGTTTATACATATACTCAAATTTAAATGATGGAGATGAAAGAATAATAAGTTTGTTATTAGGCCATATATATCTATCCTTTTCTCTCATCTCGCCTTTGTCGATTAGACGGGATTCTAAATTGTATAGTTCCTCCCTCTCGATAGGATTCTCTACCACCCCCAAAAATGGTATAATAACTTCATTAAATATTTTTTCAGGTATCGTTAAGAACTCATCCAACACAATCCTATTAAATCGAAATCCACGAAGTCTCTCACCATTAGCTAACGGAAGGGCTATCGCCCTAGCCTTACCTAAAGTCATTGTCCATTGGTCAGTTCCTTTTGTTATTTTAAATCCACATTCTTTAATTAGACTTGCTTCGGGTTTGCTAATTATATCCTCCATCTTTTGGAAGATTTGTTTAGATTGCCTAAATGTCCCAGCAATAACCCCTATGTTTGAATTTGGGTTGAGTAGGCACTCCAGTAATACGTAGATCGCAGTAGAGAATGTCTTCGACATACCTCGCGAGAATACGAACATGGAATAGTCAGAAACCATCATCCCCTTAATAGCCATAGCCTGAAAGGGGAATAACTTAACACCTAAAAATAACTCAGAAGTAAATGCTATATTGTTCCGCAAGAACTTATACAGCAAATACTTCGCTTCTTCTTCTTTGATACTGCCATCAATTCCCTTTAGGAACTCGTTGAGTTCCTGAGAAGAATGCTCAAGCCGATATCCTTGTTCTCCCTTTGTCCAAGACATTTACTCGTTCGTCTATAAAATATTGTAAGTCAACATTCCACATAGCTTCTCCGTGATAAAGAATAAGTGGAATTAGCTTTTTAGCTCCTGCTCTGTTGTGTGCAAAAATGATTTGTATGTTTTTGGGGTAGTCTATAATTAAGTTTCTTATATTGTGCCATAGGTAACCAAGATTAGACTTAAACTTAGAAGTCTTGTTGTCTTCTTCTAATTTGTCTATTGTTGTTTCTGCTACAACAAACATGTAAGAGTTAAACTCTACGCACCTGTCCATCTCGCGTCGAAACCTGTCAATGTCCTTACCGAAGGTTTGCCTAAAGTCATCTTGTGATTTGCGATCAACAAATGTCTTTGTATATAGGTCTCCTCTTGCAGTATAGTCTCCGAAGTCTAATTTATTTGTTACAGAGTCTTGAAACTTAAGTGGGGCTTTTTCTCTAGTGTCAGTAAAGATAGGTATAGTCTGATAGTCATGCTCCCAGAAATCTTTGGGTAGATTTGTATTGAAGTAATTTTCTACCTCAAGTTCTTCTAAGAAGGCAGAATAAGAACCCCAGAACTTTTTATAGTAAAATATGCTTGCCATCTGCGACAAGTCATAAAAAAGGTTTGGCGGTGATATAGAAATTTCTTTTGATGTAAATTTATCTACTACCTTTTCTTTGATATATGTTTTGACCTCCTCCTCTGGAGCCGAGTCCATCCATAACTTAAAATTATCATAACAGTTAAAGCTATCCCTAAAATATTGATCATAAGATCGAAAAGCCAGTTTTTCACCCGTGTATAGGTCTCTTCGGTCGTAGTGTTTGACATAATAATCTCCTATAGTTAGAGAATGAGCTTTCAAGTGAGCATGGAAGCTCCTCTTTTTGTCAAACTCTTTACCACATTCTTTACAGACAAAATTGCTCATAAGATCTCTTTTTTAGATATTCCTAGAATCCGAGCTTTGTAGTCATCCATAGACTCAAGTCGGTCAGCTTCTTCTTCGATTAGTTTGTTTTGCATTTCTGCCATCATAATCATCCTATCACGCTCCTCTTTCTCTTGAAATGCCTCCACTAGCGCAGCAATGCTACCGTTTTGCTCTCCTCTTGCCTTTAAACGCGCCTGACGGCTTCCGTTGAGGTCTTTGGTCAAAGATTCGATTCTTTTCTCACATTGATTTAGCTCGTCGCTGGTGGCCTTTATAAGCTCAGTAAGACGCAAGGTTATATCTCGCTCATTTTCTGTGTCATTGAGCATATTGTTCAATCTGTCGATTCTTTGCTGAATATGCTTCTGACGAACATAGTTCGTGCAAACAGTAATATACAAGTTTAGCTCATCATTTGTTAAATCGGGCTTGTCCCACACCGTCCGAACAAACTCACTCTCAAATAAGTCTCTATCTGCTATTGTTGAGTATTGATTAATGAAATGAACGAAACGAGGACTCTTCAGGTAGAAGAGAAGCCTTTCGCACATTTTCTTTTGTTTTGTTTGTATTGATATTTCGTCAAATGTCTGACCAGCCCAATCGTTAACCTTCTTAATGGCCCTAGATAGCGATTTAGGAGGAGTCCACTTGTCACTAGTGATCATATCATTGTCATCGACAATCTCTGGCCTGTAACTACGGAGAAACTCCATAACCATCCTATGCTGCTGACTAAGTGGCTGTATCTCTCTATCCCGAAAAGCTAATCTAGTAGCCTCTAAAGCATTCATACCTCTCTCGATGTTATCACTCATCAAGAATTCTCTTTGTTCAGTTGTTAAATCTATTTCTTCAACTCTTTGTGGTGTGGTGGTATTAAATTCTAAATTATTATTAATTAAAAATGCTCTGACAGCCCGACCCTCCTTAGAACGACCATCCAAACTATCGTTTTCAAACACTATTTGTGTGATATGCCTCAAATCTGGATTTTTAACGAACTCTTCTTGTATTTGAGTCTTTTGTTTCTCTGTTAATGCTAAATTGTTCATAAAATGTCATTGTTCTTTATAATCTTAAGAGCAATTAAATAAAATTTCTTTTTTAAATTTGCCATCTGTTTGTATCTCGGTTTTTTCCGCTTGGCAGAGTCGGCTTTGAACCCAAATTTCTTCGCAACATCATTTTCTTCAATGTTCTCGACGTAAAGCATGTAATAAATCTTTTTATGCTTCTCGCTTAACTGATCCATTACAAGTTTATGCAATTTCTCAGCCGAACCATCATAATCAACAAAATCTTTTATTGTCGCGGTTCCTGTCGAAACACCTTCTTCCAAAGCTAATGGAAGCTTTATGTTATACGCTCTTTCTTTTTTCTTTTTCCATTTAGCAAAATCAGGGCAAGATTCATCTTGCTCTTGGCTTTTTGTAAATTCACAAGAGTTTGCCCCCATATTATGAGGGCAGCGCAAACATGGCTTTGCAAAACTTGAATAATTATTACGAATCAGGTTTTTAATCTGATTTGATATAATCATCGAAGCCCAAGGCTTGAATGGGCGAGACTGATCCCAAAGATGCCACTTATTATGTATATGTATTCGGATTATTTGACAAACATCATCATAATCCATCCAAGCTAAAGCGCTTAGTTGCCATTTTGGTCTATATTTTTTAAGAAGCTCTTCTAAATAATCTCGCTGACTATCAAAATCATTATTCATCTACATCTCTCATCCGAGATGAGGAACAATCTTTAATAGTTTGATCTAAAAGTTCTTTTCCATCAGGATCTTTCGAAGCTGGCCTAGAAAAACTATCTCTTTCCATTCCTGCTTCGGCAGCAGTAACAGAACCCCAAATTTGTTCAACTGTAGTCTTTTGATTAGAAGACTCTACAACAATGTCTCTTTTTAATTTATCTAAATCAACATCTAACTCAGGCTGCTCGTCCACATCTTGTTCTCTTGAAGCCTTGGATAAGCCATCGAGACTCTGCCCACATTCTGGGCAAAACTTAGGCTTCTTTACCTCATACAAGATCTTATGTCCACACGATACACAAAAAAGTTTATTCATGGCTAATTTTATTAATTTAATTGGTTTTTTTCAATTTTATCTACTAAATAGCTGATAATCTTATCTCTCATAACATCATCCTTCGTAAAATGTAGATGATGTATCCCATGACTTCTACTTTCTTCATCATCGAAGACCTTACAAAATTGTTGAAAGCCAGTAGACCTAATATCACTCTGCATAGTATCTCCACATATAAATAATGTAGAGTTCGCACTTATCCTAGTAATGACAGTTGTAAGTTCTTTTATCGTCATGTTTTGCGCTTCGTCAACGATAACGACCTTATTCCTCCATGTAGACCCACGAATAAAGTTAATCGGGGCCGCATCTATCGCATTCCTTTGTTGTAATTGTTGTTTTTCATGTGGACTTAAAAGTTCATCCAGTTTATCATCTAGGGGTCCAATATATGGATTGAATTTATCATCCATACTTCCTTTCAGAAAACCCATCCCCTTATCCGCACTCTCTGCCAAACTCCTCAAATAAAGAATATTAAGCAGATTGTCCTGATTGTGTTTGTATATAGCCGTATACACTGACAAAAATGTCTTTGCCGTCCCTGCTGGCCCACTTATAAATACTACCCTCGTATTGGGGTTCCTCATGATCTTATGAAATTGACTTTGTTTTTCTGTAAGTTCTATATGCCCCAACAAAAAAGAGTTTTTATATTTATATGACATGTATGTTCTTTTTTACACGAATAACTGAATGGTTGGTTACTTGTTTATAGAATTCACCACCCCCCCGCGCTGTGAGCGTCAAGTCATTTCTCAAAAATTCTCAAAAAACCCACCCCTACCTACCCGCCAAAAAAAAGAAAATAAAAGCATCTTTTCTCTTGCTTTCTATCTGGATCTGTGCTATACTATGCCCATGAAAGAAATTAAAACTTCCTTAGTCTCCGATCTTACATTCATTGAAATTGCTGATACTCTTCGGCCTGACCAATGGGCTGATTGGTATGTAGAGTTTTCTTACAAGGGCAAAGACTACGAAGGGTCTTTACAGGCTGGAGTTCACAACGCAGAAGATTTTCATCACGATCTAATCGAATACGTCGAAGAAAAATAATTCAAAATAATAGCAGAAAAAGCTTTTTTAAAATCAATTTTTAATGTATAATTCCCACATGACAGAAAACAAAGAATACTACCGCAGCGTAACTTGGGACGATGGTCGCACAGTTAAATTCAACGACGACTTCGAGGTCGAGGGCTTCACCAAGGTTACCGACATCTGGCCTTCCGAGAGTTCTGTAGCTAGGAACCTTGAACAGCGCAAGGCTTTGGGCGGTGGTAAGTCCTATGGCTACCGCTACAAGTCTATGCAAAGACAAGATTGGTATGTAGACTTCGATGCAAAAGCTTTCTGGGCCGTTGATAATGTCTAAAAAAAAGAATAAAAAACCCTTGCACAGAATCAAAATCTAAGCTATACTAAACCCATGACAGAGACAACCACTACCAAGACTGACCAAGATAAATTCTTTCAAGAGCGCAACGCAGCAACCGAAATGCGTGATGATCTTTTCTTCGTTGTAGGATGGCTTAAAGCTGACAATCCAGAGATCTCGAAAAGACTTGAAGACATTCTCAAAAACCACGACAGAAACAGAGTCGGCTGGTAATTCACCCAAACCCAAAACCAAACACTAACAAAAACAAAATCATGAACCATCGTTTAAACTACCTCAAGAACTTCGTCACTATCGTAATGATCACCCACCTTGCCGTGCTTGCCGTCTTCGGCTTGTTGGCTTACTTCGTTGGCTTACCTCAAGCCATTGATAACATAGGAGGATGGTATGAGACCAAAGCAAACGGAGAGGTCTACTATCATGCCTATAACTTCCTGCACTTCATGGCTCTCACTTACCTTCCTGCTATGGTGCTAGCTCCTTGCATTACTGCCATCGACTGGATCAATGACGCACCCGCAAGACGCAAGCTCAAGCGCACACCTAACACAATCACAGGAAAAGAATTAGTTGATATAAAACTCTAAAATAATCCTTGCAATAATCTCAAACTAAACTATACTAACATCATGACCGTTAAAAAACCCGCATTCATCTATTCCGTAATCGTTAAAGCCCTCAAGGATTGTCGCTTGAGGGAAGACCACGCTCAAGTAGAAGAGCCATCCATTGATAACTATACTGGAGCTGTAATCATTGACATGTGCAGGGCAGCAGTTAATCATAACCGCGACCTCCGTGACTTTCGCACAGTGTGCGAGGAAACACTGAAGGTAATCCTCCGCTTGCGTAGGGATTCAATACCAATGATCGGCCCGACTTGTCACAATGATCTCGTCAAGGAAGGTCTTATGGTTGAGGGCGAAGATCTGGCCACGAATAACATGAATGAAAAACTCTCGGTAGGGTAACCTGCCACTGTCATGGAGCCTCGTCACCCCAACGGGTGGCGAGGTTTTTTCTTGTAAAAAAACAAATAAAAAGCTTGACAGCGTAACTCACTGATACTCAACGAGTTACGCGCGGCGGCCCGCCCCCGCCCCGTAACTCCTTGATAACCAACGACTTACGAAGATTCCTCATGTATCATACTTTCAGATCAACGCAAGCATTTAAATGAAAAAAATTAACCTGTCTGACAACTTAAAAAAAAATCATTTTAAAGGTAAAAAAAGCTTTTAATTCATACGGATCTGTGCTATACTTCTCCCAGCAAGAAAGCTCTATAGTTTAAAAAGTAAAACATTCTCCGCGACCGCTTCAACAATAAGTCACCGCAACCCCAATGGTTCGGGCGAGAAAGATAAAGGTGCAAGTCCTTTTAGAGCGACCAATTTCCCTAAAAAAACAAAATAAAAGTTTGCACTATCTCAAAAACTAAAGTAGATTCTACTCATGACAGAAAAAGAACAAATCGAACACCTCAAAGATCAAATCTTCAAACTTCAAATGGTAATGAAGGGAGTTTCAGGCATCGCAGCAGCAAGGTCTTCATTCAAAGAGACTTCTGCCTTTAACAAGGAGACCTTCAAAAGAATCGAGAGCCAACTTGATGAAGCAGTCAAGGAAGTTCAGTTAGGGTAGCAAGGGTTTCGACGGGACGCAAGTCGCGGATGGGGGTTCGACTCCCCCGCTATCCACCAAAAAAAAATCAAAATAAATACAAAAAAAGCTTTTTACTCACTCAAATCTCTGTTATAATTCTCTCGTTATGAAAAACACCACTACCACTACCACCACCCGCTTCGATCACTCTCTCTATGGACTCAGTGATCAAGACCTCAAGAAAAAGCTCACCAATCGCGTTGTTATCTACTGGAACAGCGAAGAATCCTCCGTCAAGAATGATGGTGTCCGTCAGTTCGTGGTCAAGTCAATCGACTACACTGGTCACGCCAAGGGTTCGGGTCGCCGTTACATCCAAGGGGAGTTCCAAGACCTCGACGATGGAGGCAAGACCAAGTTCCGCACTCTCCACGTTGCGGGAATCGAAAAGGTGAAGGGTCGCGTGGCGACCGCTTACAAGCTAGCCAAATCAGTTTTTTAAGTGCATAGCGTGTTGCCCGTCAGTCTCTTCGGAGGCTGGCGGGTTTTTTTTGCATTAAATTGTTTTTTGGCCTTGACAGCCGTAACTCCTTCATACTCAGTGAGTTACGCGCTGCGGCCAGCCCGCCCTGCGTAACTCCTTGATACTCAACGAGTTACGTCACCTTACAAAATATGCAGTGTGATGCCCTGTCAAGTAAATATTTAGCTATTTGTTATTTGTTGTTCTAACCTGTAACCTAAGACAAAAAAAAGATAAAAAAACATTTGCACTCCTGCGATCTTCTGGTAGGTTACTCGCATGACAGTTCAAAACCCTATTGGCCAACTCGCCCCGATGACAGAATCTGACCTGCGCGATATGCTCAGTGATGGGCCTCGCTGCGGGAACTGGAACCCTACGCCCGATGAGGTGCAGGAGGTTCTCGCTGAGATCCACTCTGATCTCGGTGATCGCGATCCTCAGTGGTCTACTGATCAGGACGGATTGGACCCCTCAGACGCTCAAGCCCTCCAGTCTTACCTCGACGCTGAATAATCAAAAGAGACAAGACTCTCTTCAAGGCTCCCGAAAGGGAGCTTTTTTTTTGTGCTTTTATGTAAAAAAAAGATTGCCAAAAGCAAATTATCTGTTACACTACTCTCATGTATACGTTCAGCTACTACATCGTCGCCAGCACAGGAGTTTACACAGGAGTCGCGATGTCGCGTTCTCCCAAGAAGGCTTCTGAAGAAGCCTCGCGGATCGCTTGGGAAAATCTCTACGAGGGGGATGCCAAAGCTGAATACTGTTCGGGCATCTCCGTGGAGGGGTGGACAGCGTGGCGAGGTCATAAAAAAATCGCGGAATACATGGACATCTAACTCCTTGATAATCAGGGAGTTACGGGGCGGGGGTAGGCCGCAGCGCGTAACTCATTGATATACAACGAGTTACGACTGAAAAAAAATGAATTTAAATGCAGAAATCGCTTGCATATCTGGTGATATTTGGTAAACTATTTGCATCGAAGCTATTTAACCTATGCTTCTCTAACCTACAACAAAAACAGACCATGCTCAGAAAAAAATTAAAATTCAGCAAAAAACCTCTTGCACTCACTCAAAATCCTGTTATACTTATCCCAATGCAAACAAACACCATTACTGCCAACCTCACCCTTCCTACTAACCCTGTGCAACTTGCTTCTGCTCTTACTGGCAAGACAGTTCACTATACAACTAAAAAAGATTCTTCTGTTACCTTCGACAGAGAAAGGGTCTTCAAGGTTGAATCCGTAGAGGACGTTTCAATCTCTCAATCAACGGGAGATCAATATGTAAATGTCAAGATCATTGACCCTCAAGATGGTGGTAAGGAGAAATACAGAAACCTCATTGTAGATAGAATTTCGACTGTTGTGTAGGTGTGTAAACGCATAAGGGGTGGTAGGTGTGTGTGTGTCTTAAGTCCTGCCACCCCTTTCTACAACAAAAAATTTGACAAACAACAAACAATAGAATAAATTAGCATCATGCCTAAATCATCAGAAACACTTCGTATCGAAGTCAAAACACAGGAACAAGCCGCCATTCTTAACTATGCTCTTGGCTTGGTTCATCAGCACCTCGCAAGTCGTCTTGAGGAGGTAGAAGATAATAAACTTGATACCTTCTTAGATAATGTTAAGTGGACTCGCAAACACGCAAAGTCTCTTAATGACAAGTTTTCTCTTAGTGAGTTACAGAATTCCTAGGAGTTGAATTGGACCACAGAGAAATCATGGTTCATCTAGAAACTCCGAAGAACAGGTGGTAACAGTGACCAACTCTTAATTGACTGGCACTCGTCAACAAGCCGACCCTCTCTCACTCTTCTAGACAGTGAGGGAGGGAACCACTTTCTTGCTAGATGGGGTAAGTCCCGTCCTCCTTCGTCACTGGGGGGCGGGGCTTTTCTTTGGGAGTGTAGCTCAACGGTTAGAGCAGGGGACTCATAATCCCTTGGTTGTGGGTTCGAATCCCGCCACTCCCACCTAACTCCTTAATACTCAGGGACTTACGCGCTGCGGGCGGCCCCCGCCCCGTAAGTCGTTGATACTCAACGACTTACGCAGGAAAAAGAAACACATGTTTTTAAGTCTGTCAAGCAGAAAAAAATAAAAGAAAAAGCTAAAAAAGGGTTGCATCAAATCAATTATGTGGTAAACTTCTTGCATGTTGATACTAGCTAAAAACAAAGTCGATTCCGAGCAACTTGCAGAAGTCATCACTCCTGCCGCTACGGATACCCACACTCCAATCGGTCACGCACTCCTTGCGGAGCGCACTCGCAATGTCATCGCGAAGGCTGGTCTTGAGATCACTCAAGAAGAACACGCCATCGCGCGTGGCGGTCTCCGCTACTTCGGCGGCTTCGCCCTCAAGGGCGAGGCAATCGACGGGGATGATCGCAAGCTTGTGCTTGGTCTCCGCAACGCGCACGACAAGTCCTTTGCGGCTTCCGTGTGCATCGGCAACCAGATGATGGTCTGCGAAAATCTTTGCTTCTCTTCTGATGTGAAGCTCGCTCGCCGTCACACCGTCAACATCCTTCGGGATCTGAACACGGTCCTTTCGTCTGCCGTCAGTCGCGTTACCTCGCACTGGGCTGACATGGGCAATCGGATTGCCTCCTACAAGGAGAGTGAAATCTCTAAGGAGGCGGCTTCCGACTTGGTTGTCGATCTTGCCGAGATGGGTGCGTTTCCTGCGCGTTCCGTCTACAAGGCGATTCAGGAGTTCCGCAACCCTCGCCATGAGGAGTTCAAAGGTGGGACGCTCTGGACGCTCTACAACGGCGTGACTGAGCATCTCAAGGGTGGCGACCTTACCAAGTTGCCACAGCGCACGATGACCACGCAGTCTGTCTTTGACAGGCTCGCGGGCCACAAGCCCAAGATCGTCGAGGCCGAAGAGATTGCCTTGCCCGCATAGCCCTGCCGCTACCATCACAGGCCCGCATTCCGAAAGGGGTGCGGGCTTTTGCTTGCAAAAATAAAATGTTTTTTTAGTTGACACGGTATTCAAGCCTCATAACTCGTTGAATATCAACGAGTTACGGGGCGGGGGCCGCCCGCGCAGCGTAACTGCTTGATACTCAAGGACTTACGACTGAATTTTAATTCTTTTTTAATTTGACAGTTTTTTTTCTTTGGGGTATATTTTTGCCATGACTAAGACATATAATATTTCTCGACGAGGATCGCGCACAAACCCACATGACCTACCTTTTGATTTTGTATTTGAGTGGTTTAATGGGACAGAAGAAATAGGTATTTTCTGCTCATTACACGCAGCGATCACGCTTGCAGAAGAATTTGAAAAGTTCGGTTATAAAGAGTTGGAGGGCAGCATTCAATTTACCTCTGCAATTTAAATTAATTTTAATTGACAAACTAGAAAACTCTGTTACATTACCCACATGGCAAAACTACTTAACGATGGAAATTCCAAAACAAGCAAGGGAGAAAAGTATGGTTGGAAAACCTATGGAATACACCTTGCCCCATATAACCTATCAGGAAAAAATGTTTGTGCTTCTGCTTCTGCTGGTTGCGCTGCTGCTTGTCTCAATACTGCTGGTCGTGGATCAATGAATTCAGTTCAAAATGCCCGAGTTAAAAAAACACAGAGGTTTCATGAGGATCGGGATGGATTCCTATCGCAGTTATTCAAAGAAATTAAAAGCTCGATTAAAAGCGCTACGAGAAAAGAACTAAAGAGTTGCTTCCGTTTAAATCTTACAAGTGACATCCTTTGGGAGCGATTTGTTGTTGGACATTTTCCAGATACTCAATTTTACGACTATACTAAACACCTAAATAGATTCGTTCGTTTCTTGGAGGGCAAACTACCAAGCAATTATCATCTCACTTTTTCAAGGAAAGAGAATACTCCTGACACTTTGGTAAAGAGCTTGTGTGCAAGTGGTGGCAATGTTTCAGTTGTGTTTAGGAAAAAGTTACCTAAAACGTGGCTTGGAATAGAAGTAATTGATGGCGACGATTCCGATCTGCGTTTTGAAGATGGCAATGGCAAGATTGTCGGTCTAGTAGCAAAAGGCAAAGGAAAGAAAGACGAAACAGGTTTTGTTGTGGAGCCAGAATAAAGATCCCCTGCAAAAAAAATGCAGGAAAATCAAATAATTTTTATAGTAATAGTAACAGCAATAATAACAATATACTTTTCATGACAATAGAAGTAACACAAAAGGAAGTTTATGGAAACACCCTAACCTATGTGGCAGATGAATCTGTCAGGAATTCCATAAAGAAACTAACGGGAAGAAAAACTTTGACCGACTACGACATTGAAGCTCTCAAGGAACTGGGCTTCGTCTTAGTCCTCAAGCAAATGACCGTCAACATCTAGCCCATCTCCGTAACTCCTTCATAATGAGGGAGTTACGCGCGGCGGCCCGCCCGCTCGGCGTAACTCGTTGATAATCAGTGACTTACGACAGATCAATGTATAAAAAAAACCGCACAAACGTGCGGTTCTGTGGTATGCTTATTTGCTTATTAAGGCTTTAACCTATAACCTAAGACTGAATTTTATATGGACTGCTATCAGAATTATTAAGTTCATTTGCTACAACCTGAAGCTTGCCATATGTTTCTTGCTTTCTGCCTCTCATCCACATACAATCCCAACGCTGTCTTCGAGGTTTGCGGTGGTAGTATCGGTATATTTCTCCTGTGTCTTTATTAATCAGTTTCCATTTACCTTTAATGGTTTTTACTGTGCCTCCTTTCTCTTCAGGGGTATAGCATCTCTCAGGTCGTGCGCCCACCTTGATACACATCCGCTTCCACTCAGCGTCGTGACCATGCCCGCTGCCCGCAAGAGCGTGGGCAATCTCATGGAGAACAACGTCTTTAGATTCTTCTATTGTATTAATCAGAACCAGCTTCTTTGTAATACCAATTTCTTTTTTGTAGTATCTGCATTGCCCGTATCTGCTGGTGGCCTTATTGTCCCAGACCATTTTCCAGCCTATTCCTGCTAAACACCATTCTTCAAGCTTCTCTTGCGCGAACTTCTGTATTTCTATTAGCTTGTTCATTGATTTAAAGTAACTATTATTGTTATTATTACTAGGAATATAATCCACCACTGATATAGTGTCATTACTGGTTGATTAGGTGTTCGATGTGCTGCTCGATATACTGCTCGAAATCACCAATATTATTTAGGTGTTTAGCCCGCTCTTTGGTGGCCTTTTCATACGCCCCGCCAGCCACAGGAGGGTAGTAGTTATTGTCCTGCACATAGTAGTCCCTGCCGTGGAATTCACAAGAACTAATAGCTTCCTTTAATTCACTAATAGCAGATAGGATTTTAACATTCCCCTGCAATAACATTTCTTTTGATGTTCCATTAAGGTGAACTGTCGGTAGTGGATAGTTTACTGTTTCAGTCATGAGCAAACTATACTCCCCACCTACGGTGGGGTCAAGAATAAAAATGAATAAAAATCACTAAAAATTAAGAAAGTAATCACTTAAAAGATAAAATGCGGTTGCTAAAAAAACTAAATATAAAGTTGCTTCTATTCTGCTCATGTTTATTAAGGTTTTATTCTATAAACTGGGGTTCTTTATTTGTCGATTAAATGTGCAATTATCGACACGTTTTGTCTATATGTATTCTATATACACATATACTTATTAAGACAAACGAAAATAAACTGGCGATTAAATAACAGTAAATTATTATTAATTAGACTGAATCACCGAGAAAGCCCTTTTATTTGGTTGAATTAGGTTAAATTGAGGTGGGCTAGGGGAACCGAAAGAACTTATTTATTTATTTAGCGCGTAGGCGACTATCCTAAATTTCTTTCTTATTTGTTCTATTGATGCTAAAACCCTTATTTTATCTTGTTTTCTTTTATATTTACCCCTATGTATTTCTTATATAGATCTATTCTATTTTATTCTTTTAAAGAGTCTTTTAATTAATTATAAATGGAGAAGTAATTTAAATTGATTTTATTGTAATTTATAATAACTGAACCCTTTCAAACTGCTTTTCTTCTACTATTCCCAGCTTATCTTTTATTAGCTTAATTAGTATTGATATGGGTCTGCCTCCTGTCTTCTCTTCTTCATATAGCCATATGTTATTTGCACAGGTTCTACGGTTTGGATTCTCTGGAGTAGGGCAAAGGTCATTAGGTTTAAGCACTCTTGTTTTAAGCTTATCAAAATCATGTATATCATTCCACCCAAGAAGTTTTGCTGTAGCTGTTTTTATATTGCCCCGATATAAAACATCATACCACACAACAACAGCATTGTTTCTTTTGTATTTCTCCTTATGGGATGGTGCTAGAGAATGCCAAGCATTTGCTTTTATCTCAAATATCTGATCTTCTATCTGTATATCACTCCCCTTATTGGTAAAGTGCCTTGCCTCAAATTTAATTTTATCCTCTGGTATACCTTCTTTAATCAAAAGATTATAAAAACTATATTCCGCAATAGCTCCTCTAATAGCAGAAGATTGATTGTTGTGTTTATAGGCGTTTCTACCAGTCTGCTGTCGTTTTTTATTTAATTCAACAGCTTTTTTAGCTCCTATTTGTATTTCTTCGGTTTGTTTATCTGTAAGGGTGTTCATAAAAATGATTTCTTTCTCTTTCTTTTAAGCTTTTCTAAAACACGACGAAAAAGGAAGGCTCTAGTAGAGTAGTTGGGACCAGATTGTCCCCAATGAACGCTTGATTCTTCTAAATTTTTCTTATATTCATCTTCAAAAACCAATTTAAAAGATTGTATTTGGCCATAAGAGAACCCTCCAAGTTTTTTTACGCAAGCTTTTATTAAATCTTCGTGAAAGCAAGACCCAAAAATTTCTTTATAATCTCTATTAGTCCTAATTTCAAGCCAAGTATTATAATAAGGAACGCTTGTTTTTTTTATCCAAAGCCACATAGCGTCTTTACAATTTATGTTGGGAGCTTCTTTATGGCAGTGTTTGCATAATAAAACAAGATTACACGGTTTGTCTGAGCCTTTTAATGAATGGGGTATGATATGACATCTTTCGATCCTGTTTGTGGTTTTTGACTCGCATAAGTCGGCGCATCTCCAGCATCTACGTTCTGGCGAATCTGCCCAATCTATCCCCATATCGCCTTCATAAACTCTCGATTGCCAATAATCTACAATTTCTGAATGAGAAGGTAATCGTCTTTTTGTTTCCTTTTTCATTACTTAATTGTTTGGTAGCGGGAGTGGGATTCGAACCCACACTTTAGCGATTTTAAGTCGCTTGCCTCTGCCGTTGGGCTACCCCGCCAAAGGTTACCTTGATGCCGATTTGAAAAATAACAAAATCAAAGCGACAACAAATAACCAGAGTATAAATCCTATAGCATATGGTGTCATTGTTCTATGATTTTTTCTCCAGTGTATCGAGATAATTGAGTAGAGGATATCTCATATTCATTACTTGCCCCTCTTGCTACTGATCTGAACGTCATGTAGTCCTCTGGTAAAGCATGTATGTATAACCCCTTCTGTTCATTATAATACCCATTCTTCTCTTCAAGCAATTGAAGCATCTTTTCTAACTGGAATTTAGTTAATTTTACCCGAACATCAAATCTTTTGTATTTAGTAGGTTGTTTATCTACTGAAATAGATTCTTCGGGTAAGTTAAATATCTCTGTTACCTCAGATTCTTCCTCAATGAAGTGAGTAGCGACCAAGAATGCCAAGGCAAAGGTGACCGCAAATGATACTATTCCAATTTCAAGCCTTCTGTCTTTCTTCATTTAACTGTTTAATCTCAAATGCTCTTATATCTCCGTCATTGATATCTATCCACTCCTTTAGTATGTTGCAAGCTTCTTCGTATGTTTCAGCCTCTATATGGTCTAAAAATGTAATTTCAAATGTTTTTTTGCTCATCTTGTTATCGGATTTCTTCTGAATGTATGTTAAAATATCTTTTTAAAGCTTCGATCTTATCGTCAGCCGAAGCTAATGCTTCCAAAGCTTCGTTTGCGTTGTTGTAAAAATCACTGGTTGAATGATCTCCAATCCCCGCTGGATGGTTTGAAAGCAAATCAAGTGTTAGAAATGCTTTATTTTTTTCTGCCTCTGCTTGTGATAGTAGCATATCATACAGAGGTAATTTCATCTGTCTCATTTTTTCTTCTATTTTGTTGTTTCTTTGAACCATGCAGGTGTTTTTCTTGTTTTCCAAGTAGCGAATCCTGCTTTCTCGCCATTGTAGTAAGCTCGATATGCTGTAACAGCACAATCGTTTTTGTATTCTTCTGGCATTGCTTGAGCAAATGGTGTCAGACCAGTGCGCGGAAGAGATAGCTTGTGATAGTTTTTACCACACCACTCGATAGTGTCAAGAGACTTATGAACTTTACCATAACGTCTGGTATATTCCTGACACATAGCATAGGCGTGATCGAGAAGCCACTCATAGTTTTGCTCTGTCTCTCTAGCCCATATGGTGCATGGGTGATTGTAAAAAGCTCTTTTGTATGGTGCGGTTCCCTTGTCATAGACTGCACAAAGCATTTGTGCTGATTCTAAAATCATCTTGACAACGTGCTTGTCACACAACTGTTGAGCGGATACTTTTGGGTCTCGATCTACTGCAAATATATTCATAAAGGCAATTTAAATTAATTTTAATTCAGGGTCAAGGACAAATTACCAGTTTTTTATAATGTTTGCGATAATAAACAAATTACAAACAATAGCTTGGAGAATAATTAAGGTTCGAATTAAAGCCACACAATCAGCTTCATTATCTTTTCCTTGTTTCTCTCCTAGTGCTTTTGCCCATAATCTCCACATTACTTCTTTGGGTGAACTAATTTTTGATCACCGTCTTCGTATACTTCGTATACTTTGCCATTAGAATGTTCTGCATTCATAATAGCCATAACGATGGCAGGAGTTGAATGAGATAATGGAGGGCCAGAAAGCTTTGTGGAATATCCTCCCATCCAACGATTCTTATTGTCAAATACAACGTAACTAGTTACTTTTTTCTTCATTTGTGAAAAGTTTATAAACTTCTTTTATTTCTGCTTCTCCCTCTGCTCCTCCAAGATCAACGTCACCATTCTCATTGCTTACAAGAATAGTCATATCACCTGTTTCTTCATCAACTTCTGCTTTGATTCTCCATCCATTTAGGAGAACAAAATTAATCCATTTATCTTCTATCATTATTCAGTGATTTTAAATTCTACTGCTCCTGCCTCTGCTGTTGGCTTAACAGAAGCATTGATTTGATTAGCTTCCTGCTCGACAATCAGGATGTTCATTTTCTCTAGCCATACCCTGCTGACAGGGATGTGCTGCTTTGAGCCAAAGTATTCGTTCAGTGTCTCCATGTCAATGTTGACAAACGACTTTGCTCCTTTTGGTCTTCCTCTTGTAGCCATATCTTTTTGTTTTTTTAGTTTGATAGATTTAGTATTGCAGACTCTTCTGCACTTGTTGCAGTCAAAAAGAGATCATCTTCCATCTCTCCTGCTTCGATAAGTATGTTAGTAAGAGCATCCAGTATATCCCCTGCTTCAGAGGAGAAACTGTCGCCATCAATATCTAATGTGATCTTCATGGTTTTAGTATACAGTAATTTGAATTTGGGTCAAGAGTTTTTTTGAATAAAAATTCATTTTTTATAGAATGCTCTATATTGTTCTTTTATAAATGGTCCCATGATATTCTCATATGCTCTGACCAGTGCTTCTTCTAGCTCCTCTTGGACATCCTCTAGGATGTAGCCTAGACCAGAGAGAGAAAGCATGGCATGGAAGCCTTCATGAATAATTGTATCTAATAAAACTTCATCTTTTATTTTATTAGACACATAGATTTTCTTACCATCAGAATCTAACTCTCCATAATCTTTCATTTGTTTGTAAACTATGGTGAACTGGTGACCTGCTATAGTCACCTCTTTTGGTTTGTATGCTTTCATGTTAAATACTATGCGATCTCTCTCGCAAGGTCTAAACCTTTTTTAGTTAATTCTCGTTTAGTGTCAATCTTTAAAAGGCGTTTCTTGATCAGCATGGTCTCGTAGTCCTTCTGGATTGCTCCTCTCTGGAAGCCTGTAACGGAGGCAAGACCATTCAAGGTCATGGCTCCCCGCTCTCCCAGCGCCTTCACTATAGCCATCTCTGATGCAGTCAAGCCAAATTTCTTGACTCCCATTGTGTCGGAAAACTCTTCCCAGATTTTTTTGGTTACCTTTTTGACGTTTCTGGCAGAAACGTAGATTTTTAAATCTTCCGCTTTGACAACGGCATCTCTTGGGTTTCCCCTAAAAGATGAAACGATATCTTCTTTTGCGGAATCATCAATATCGGCACTCCACTCTAAATTGTCGTGGAAGATATCATAGAGTTCTTTATTTTTATATTCTTCAAATGCAATATCTCTAAGGCGATCTCTAAGAGGCTCTGCCAACTTCTGCTGATCGGTAGTCGCCATGCAGAAAGTCAGTTTAGTAAAATCAAAATCATAAGGGATTCCCTCATGCTCGACTGTTCTCTTAGGATTCTTGTCTACATTAAGAACAGAAAGAAAAATTTGCTGAAGGTCATTAGGAAGATTGTGTCCTTCGTCAATAAAAAGAAACGCATTGTGCTGAATCCAAACTGGGTAAATCTGCTCGAAAAAGCTCCCTGCATTTTTTATGGTTTTACCATTGACTTCTAGCATCGGTGGTTTAGCTCCATCACTCCTCCGAAGCGCCTCTCTGAACTTTCGAGCGAAAAATGTTTTTCCCCCTCCTTTGCCAGTAGTAAGATTAATAAATGGCAAGCGGTCAGTTTTCTTGTAAGCATCAATGTAGATACTCAAGGTCTTCTTGACTGACTCTTGCCCGATTGCGTCATCGAATATGCTGTTTATCGTTGGCATGTGAGGAAATTACCACAAATATGAACCCGTGCAAGCATTTTTTATGAAAAAAAATAACCCCTTGACGCATAGGGTTTTCTGGCTATAATAGAGTGCATGAGTAAATACCAACATTTTGCAGGGAGATTCATAATTTTAATTGCTTCAATATTAGTCGGGATACCACTCGGGATTGTCATTGGCCTGATTTACTTCTTAAGAATATCTTTGACCTACCCAATTACCATGTATAATTTAGCTGTTGACAAATGGGAGCATAAAGTAAGAATACAGCAAGCAGATATCTGGGCTAGACATCTGGAAAGAATGGAAAGAAACAAAAACTTAAACTAATGAAAAACTTTGGAGAATTAAGTAGCAGTGTCCTAATTTGGGCAAATGAAAGAGGGATTTTTGATAACTACTTCACGGATAAATCCCTCGCCAACTGGGAGCATAGAGCTTTAGCTCAATTAGATAAAACTCAAGAAGAACTAAACGAGACAATCGAAGCTGTAAAACGAAAAGACGAAGCGGAGATTAGAGATGGTATAGGAGATATGCTAGTCACTATTATAATCGCATCAAAAATGCTTGGCGAAGATCCAGAAAGATGTTTGGAGCTAGCTTATAATGAAATAAAAAATAGAACAGGCAAAATGGTTGATGGAAAATTTGTTAAAGACCAATAAAACATAATAAAAAATAATAAAAATGAATACTGAACAGTTATTAAATCTACATGATGAAACTTGCGGTAAGTGCAAGGAGATAATGAAACAAAAAAATAGCGATTATACTGGAGGAAAAAATGCCACTGACGTATTCGCTAATTTTAATTCTTCTATTATCCTAGATATTCACCCAGTCCAAGGTCTTTTACTGCGGTTAATCGACAAAATTCAAAGAATCCGTTCTTTTACTAATGATAAACAATTACAAGTTTCAAATGAGTCGGTTGAAGACGCTTGTGAGGATATTGTAAATTATGCGATTCTAGCAAAAGCAATGTTAATCGAAGAAAGAAAAAAGATCGAACAGAATTTAGAGAACAAAAAGAAAGAAAAAAGTTATTCATTTGTTGACTAACCTATTATTTGGCATTCTTTTGTTCATCCTAGCCTCTTTATATATTTGGCTCTTTTGTGTTCATCCTAGGTTAAATTTATGATTAAAATCATCACAACCTGTTATAATTGTGAAAACTTTATAGAAGAGTGTATTTTTAGTGTCTTACTCCAAGAATATGATGACTGGGAGATGTATATCTTTGATGACGCTAGCACTGACAATTCTGTAAAGGTGGCAGAAAATATAATTAATGGCGATTCTAGAATAAAAATTATTAAAAATTCAAAGAATATGGGTGCGGTATACAACAAAACATTTAGTTTTGTTAAGCATTGTTCTCCAGAGGATGAAGATATTATAGTTACTCTTGATGGGGATGATTTTTTAATTCATAAACAAGCACTTAGTTATTTGAATAGTCTTTACCTAAATGGTTGGTGGATGACTTATGGAGGAGCTTCTCACAGCAATTATGTAAGATTTGCAGATGATTTTTATACAGAAGTTGATTGGTCGAGATCTTTAAGAAATCAAAACTTCTGTCTGGGCCATCTTAGATCACATAAATTCTTTTTAATGAAGAATATTAAAGATGTAGATCTAAGATATAAGAATGGCACTCTATTTAAGGTTCCAGAAGATGTTATTTTGTTTATTCCAATGGCAGAGATGTGTGGAAAAAAGAAAGCTCATCACTTTAGACAATCTCTTTATTTCTATCGTTGGCATGATAATTGTGATGGGTTAATACCAGAAATAGACTCTCACAGAAATGATATCATGAAACTTGATTTAAGTTTTAGAAAACCATACCCGCAAAAAACAAAAGAAGAATTAATTAATTGGAAATGTGATTGGACTTATAAACTTAAAAACGAAAACTATTTATCTAAATGAACCCCGACCTAATAACTAAATATGTTCCTCTTATTGCAGGAATCATGTATGCCATTGTTGCTATAGCTTATTTTATGAAACGTGACGTTGGATGGGCTATTATTTGGCTATCTTACGCTACAGCTAACTTTGGATTAATGGTAGTAGGAAACCAATGAAATATAACATTAAGGATATCAAAGGAGAGGTTGTTAAAAACAACGATACTTATTTGCTTAAAGATAATAAGATGTTAAATAATCTTATACTAAGTAGCACTCGATTAAAACCCAAAAAAGAAACAAGAGGTCATAGCCATGAAGGAAAGGAAGAAATCTATTACTTTGTTGAGGGAAAGGGTATTATGATGCTTGGAGACGAGACCCTTCACGTTAAAGAAGGAGATGTCGTATTAATTCCTGACGGCGTATTTCATAAAGTAGATAACCCAACAAACAAAGACTTATATTTCGTCTGTGTATTTGATGGGAGTAGAGATCACTAAAATATGAAAATAGCTATTTGTATGTGGTATGATGGTAATGTCTATGAGTATGGAGATGTTTGTCGGGAAATAAATAGACTCTACTGCGCGAAGTATGGGTATACCCTTATAAAGTCGAGTCGCAGGGCATACAAAAATAGACCGTCAACTTGGGAGAGATTTCCTCTTTTGTTAAAGCACATAGAAGACTACGATTATGTAGTGTGGATAGATGCAGATGCCTTCTTTTATAATTCGGCTCCCCCCTTAGAGGACATTATAAACCATTATGAAAAAGATATACTATTAAGCGCAGATCCCGATAGATATCTTAAATCTGATAGCGTTAATGCGGGATTTTTTATATTAAAAAATACAAAGCAAGTAATCAATATCTTAACCAAATGGGCTGGAGATATGGAATTGGCGCAGAGATTTCAACAGGAGTTGGGCGTAGAGCTTGAGCATTGGCAAGAGGATCAAGCAATGATAAGAGGATTTATCAGGTATAATATTGATGATATACGAGACTTTGCGAAAGTATTGCCTTATATGGAACTACAGCATTTCCAATTGCATGAATACGCAATCTTGAAAAGAAATGGTATACTACCTTATGTTTTTCACGCCGCTGGGAGATCCTCTCAATTTAGATACCATGTATGTAAATCATATCTCCAACAAATAATAGGGAATCCCTTAAACCCGTTTATGGTGGACAACTTTCAAGATCGGCCTCACCCCCTTGGTCCCCTTCATCTAGGAGATCAGGATCAGACTTGAAATAAAATAGCCCCCTAAGTGGGGGCTATTAATTTAAACTTCGTCATCGTCCTCTTCAACGGGATCTGGCTCTGGCTCTGGCTCTGGCTCTGGTTCAGGCTCTGGTTCAGGCTCTGGTTCAGGCTCTGGTTCAGGCTCTGGATCTACTGGTGGATCTGGCTCTGGTGGAGCGGTATCAGCCCACTCTCTAATCGCAGGGATCGCTGCAATGATCGCGTCCATAGCTTCAGCAGCTTCTGGAACTTCAGCCATCATCTGCCAAAATGGTTTGCGACCGTTAATGCGACTAGGGACATTAATATACTCAACTCCCTCATTGTCAGCGGTAACAAGAACTTTTTCACTGTCACCATCATACGGAAGCATTTCAATACTTACAGAGCCTTCAGTCGGCGCTTCCTCCGCTGTATTTGGCACATAAATATTAATACTACGAAGCCAAACAGAATCAAATGTTTGTTCTGGCTTGGCTGGAACCACAAATGGTTCGTCTCTTGGGATTGGTTCTCCTAAATTGTCTGGCATAGCTAATTATAGATTGTATTGTTAATAATAACTACACTAAATTACACAAAAAAGGATTTTAAATGACCAACTCTTAATTTAGGCACAACCAGAGGCTTAATTTCTAGCTTTTCATAGACATTTTTACAAAAACTAACGTCTTCAAAGCTTAAATCATTAACTGTCATTTTTTCCTCTTTTTTACTTGGGTGGTTGCAATCTGGAATATGAGCTTTATTTAAGGGGTAATATGGGTAATCCATCTGTTCATAAATAGATCTATGGACTTTGGTAAATCCAAATCCGCACCAATCTACTTCAACTAACTTATTTGGTTCTTCTTCGCCTAATTTATCAAGCCATTTTACTGACGTAAAAGGCATATGGAGATTCTCTCTAAAATAATCCTCATCCCAATTGCCCACCATTGCTTTATCTCCGTAATCAGACCTATACCATCCAGTAACAAACTTTTTATCTGGGGATATACTAAGCATATGTTCTATCTGCTCAATATTAAATTTTACGTCAGAATCAATCCAAAAGAGCCACTCCGCTTCTGGCGGGGAGGTATCTGCAAATCCACCACCTCCTGTTGCCAAGAAGTTTCGAGCGAAATTTAAAAACAACCCATTACAGGAAAAAATAGCAGAGTTATTTTTATGACACCAAGTTTGCAACTCTAAATATTGCTCGAAACACTGTCCTTGAATTCCCCTATGATCAATAGGGATTAAAAATACACAATTTAACATCAACACATTATAAGTTATGATGGTAGCAAAATCAACTGCTTTGTTAGCCTGAGTATTCTATATCGTCAATTTCTATCTCAAGTTTTCCTATGTCCTTGCGTTCTGCATAAACAACATAGAAATAATTAAGAGGAGTTTCTGTATTTGAACCTATAGTTACTTCTCCATCATCCGCGATTGATTCAACATAAAGATCTTGATTTGGACCTATGGCTGTAATATCTACTGTCATCGAATCAATATGGACTAGACCAATCCAGTAATCAGGCATCTCAAGTATATTTGAGGTGCTTTTCCCTCGGAAATATACACCATTTTCTGGACCCTCGATACACGCATGGAGTAACTGCTTACCCTCTTTTGTCGGGTGTTTTATTAAGAAGCTTTTTGATGAGCCTACAATAGAACCGCCAACTTGAAGTGCATAAGAAGCGCTTGTTACTCCTATGCCAACGTTACCTTGAATAATAGCTCCGTTAGATGGGGCAGTGTTCCCAACATAGCTAGCTCCAACAGCTATGCCTCCAGATACGTCTAGTTTGTTAGCTGGATTATTTGTTCCTATACCAACATTACCGTCTTGCTCTATAGAAAATCTTTCTCCACCAGTGGCACTATTGATATGTTCATAAATCCTAAAGGAACCCCTGCCACTACCACTTCTATTAACTCCTATACTCCATCCAT